CCCTAAAAATTCCCCGGGGGTAAAAACTTAGAGATGTCTTTTGAACGCGCCTAGTCAATAGCGTTTAACCCCTTTCAAACTTGCAATATTGTACACCCCTAGGCGCGTTCAAAAGACATCTCTAAGTTGATTAAACACTACTAAAACTAATAGAAAGGAACATTGAAATGGCCAAGAAGACTGGTAAAGGCATTACAAAGTCTAGACCCGGTTTGACCCCTGAGTCTAGAGAAAATCAATTGATTTCTTTGGCCATAGATTTGGCCGAAAAACAGTTAAGAGAGGGAACCGCATCGTCCCAAGTAATATCACACTTCCTAAAACTAGGGTCAACTACAAACATGTTGGAGAAAGAAACACTTAAAAAGAACTTAGATTTAATAACCGCTAAAACCGAAGCTATTAAATCTGGTAAAGTAATAGAAGAATTATACACTAATGCTTTAGCAGCTATGAGGAAATACAGTGGCAATAATTCGGACGTATAACGAATTAAGAACTATTAAAACATTTGATGAAAGGTATGAATATTTAAAATTGAATGGCAGAGTGTCAGATTTAACATTTGGATTTGATAGATACCTAAATCAAGTGTTTTATAAATCTCCAATATGGCTTAGAAGAAGAGACGAAATAATAGTTAGAGATCTAGGATGCGACCTTGGTGTTGATGGATATGAAATCTATAAGAAAATAATAATACATCATATGAACCCAATATCAAGAGATGATCTTTTAAACGACACTGATTATTTATTAAACCCTAACTACCTAATAACTACTTGTTTGAACACCCATAATGCAATACATTATGGTAATAAGTCCCCTAATATAATAACTGAAAGATACAGAGGCGATACTTGTCCTTGGAAAAGATAAGGAGGTGATCCACTTGGAAAGTAGTATATTAAACTCTATTAAAAAGTTATTAGGTATAGATCCTGACGATATTAGTTTCGATAATGATATACTAATACACATAAATTCAACAATTCCAAATCTATCACAGATGGGGATAGGTCCCAAGAATGGGTTTATAGTAACATCGGCGGATGACAAATGGATTGACTATATCGATAGTAGCACTATAAATTTAGAGGGTGTTAAAACCTATTTATACCTTAAGATTAAATTAATATTCGATCCACCAACAAATTCAACAACTATAGATGCTATAAATAAAAGCATTGATGAACTAGGATGGAGAATGATGTTGGCAGTAGAAACTAATAATCTGGAGGTGTAAAATGAGACCAGTATACAATGATGAACTTTATCATTTCGGTGTAAAAGGAATGAAATGGGGCCATCATAAAGTACAAATAAAAACGTCTGCTAACAGAATAGCAACTCTTGCTGAAAGGAAAGCTTATGAAATAGGGGCTAAGTTAAACCCTAGGGAATTAAAGTACAAAGCCCGTAAAGTAGTAAACAAAGTTAATGATGATATTAAATTATTAGCAGATTTGACAAAAGAATCTACTGCTAAAACAGGGGTGTTACCAAACAATAAAAATGCTCTAAAAGCTATAGAAAGCGTTGGTATAGCTGCACATAAAAATGCGGTATATGATAACTTAAACCCCAACGATTTAAAAAATCTTAAAACGTACACCGATTCAGCTAGATATTCAAGAAGTGTGAATGGATATTTAGCGATAGGCGACCCTAAGAATTATGCAAAAGAAGCTGAAAAGCTTAAAACAACGCTTCAAAAAAATTCAGTTAACGATCAAACGGTTTATCGTAGTTGTAACATGAAATTTTCAATGAATGGTTTAGCTAAGAAATTAGATACAATGAGCGATACAGAAAAAGAGGAAATGTTCTCCAAATTATCAAAGAACTTTTCAGGTAAATCAGCTAAAGAAAATAGAGTCTTTTCTACGAGTACGTCGCCATTATTCGCTATAGATACATGGAGAGCTGTAAACCCTACTGCTGCTTCAACTTATAATACGTATATGATTATAAACTGTAAAGGCACTCCTGGTTTATTAGCAGATGGTAAAACAAATGACGGTAAAGCTCTTGTTAATACGAGAAGTAATCAGGAAGCAATATTGGCTCCTAATAAATTAACTTATAGAAAATTAGAGTATGATAAAGAACGTAAAATGTTTGCTATAACTGTAGATGCTACTTAAAAGCGAGGTGATTAAAATGGATAAAGATTATAAAAATTTTATAGAAAGAATGGGTAGTTTCGAGGATACTATAGATTTAGATAATGATACTATAGATTTAGATAATGATACTATAGAACATCAAGCATTAAAAATAGTCACTAGAAATAGAGGCGCTGCTTTAGCTCACTTTGGAATAAAAGGAATGAAGTGGGGGCACCATAAATCAATAAATGCAAATGTAGTTAGTAAGGCTGCTAAAACTGGGCAGGATCTCACATCTTTAGGACAAGCTGTCAATAAAGGCGGGTTCAATAAAAAGACACTTAAAGAGGCTAAGAATTTAAGCGATGATGATTTAAAACAATTGACTAACCGATTGAATCTAGAGAATAATTATATAAATGCTAAACAACAACAATCAGGAAGAAGTAAAGTAGAAGGTATATTATCCACTGCGGGGGCTACATTAGCTGTAGCATCAAGTGCTGCTATGTTATATGATACTGTAAGAAAATTGAAAGGTTAGTAGGTGATCCCGAATGACACTGAGTAATACTGCGGTTCCCATTTACTATGGACAATTTAGAGAATCTGTGATACGTGGAGAAATACCGGTGTGTAAAGAAATTGCTATGGAGATGAACCGCATAGACGAATTGATAGATAATCCTGGGATCTACTATGACGATGAGGCGGTTGAAGGATTTATATTATATTGTAATGAGGAATTAACATTAACAGATGGTTCCCCAATGCAATTATTAGATACCTTTAAATTGTGGGCTGAACAAATATTCGGCTGGTATTACTTTGTTGAGAAAAGCATTTATGTTCCTAGTGAAAATGGACATGGAGCTGGTCGATATGAGAAACGTAGGATTAAAAAAAGACTGATAAATAAACAATATCTAATAGTAGCTAGAGGGGCTGCGAAATCGATGTATGGTTCATGTATACAAAACTATTTCTTGAATGTAGATACTTCGACGACCCATCAAATAACAACCGCCCCCACTATGAAGCAAGCAGAAGAAGTTATGTCCCCAATAAGAACTGCTATAATACAAAGTAGAGGTCCATTATATAAATTTCTAACTGAAGGATCGCTACAAAATACAACTGGTAGTAGAGCTAATAGACAAAAATTATGTGCTACTAAAAAGGGTGTTGAAAATTTTCTTACTGGTTCGCTATTAGAAATAAAGCCAATGTCTATAAATAAACTTCAAGGGTTGAGGCCCAAAATATCTACAGTCGATGAATGGCTATCTGGAGATATTAGAGAGGATGTTGTTGGTTCGTTAGAGCAAGGGGCATCAAAGGTAGATGACTGGTTAATAGTAGCTATAAGTTCTGAAGGTACTGTTCGTAATGGTGCAGGTGATACTATTAAAATGGAACTTATGGATATACTAAAGGGTGATTATATAAACCCTCATGTTAGCATTTGGTATTATAGACTTGATAATGTCGATGAGATTAATAATCCAGATTTATGGCCAAAGGCGAACCCTAATTTAGGTAAAACTGTATCTTATGAGACATATCAACTTGATGTTGAACGAGCCGAAAATGCGCCTGCCGCTAGGAATGATATACTAGCTAAACGTTTCGGTATACCCATGGAAGGGTACACATATTATTTCACCTATGAAGAAACTATACCTCATCGTAAACGGGATTTCTGGCAATTACCATGTTCTATGGGTGGAGATTTATCACAAGGTGATGATTTCTGTGCATTCACATTTATGTTTCCATTTAATGATGGCAATTTTGGAATAAAGACACGGGCCTATATAACATCTCTCACTTTATCAAAATTACCATCGGCAATGAGATTTAAATATGACCAATTTATTGACGAGGGTTCACTCATAGTATTAGAAGGAACCGTACTTGATATAGATGAAGTATATGATGATTTAGACAATCACATAGTTGATATGGGGTACGATGTTAGATGTTTTGGTTATGATCCTTATAATGCCAAACATTTTGTTGAACGATGGGAAACTGAGAATGGTGCATTTGGAATAGTTAAGGTTATACAAGGGGCTAAGACTGAAACTGTTCCTCTAGGTGATTTAAAACATTTAAGTGAAGAAAGAATGTTATTATTTGATGAAGAATTAATGTCGTTCACTATGGGTAATTGTATAACATTAGAAGACACAAATGGTAATAGAAAACTTTTGAAAAAAAGAAACGAGCAGAAAATAGACTGTGTATCAGCAATGATGGATGCTTTTGTAGCTTATACAAATAATAAAGATGCTTTCTAGAAGGGAGAGTGAGTGATGGGTTTAAAAGATAGACTACAACATGCTTGGAATGCATTTACTAACAGAGACCCAACTGAAAATTATAAATATACGGGAGGATATAGTAGTTCCTATAGACCAGATAGACCTAGACTATCAAGAGGTAACGAACGATCAATAGCCACATCCGTATTTAATAGAATATCTATGGATGTAGCAGCGATAAACATAAGTCATTGCAAAGTAGATGAAAATGGAAGATTCTTATCATATGTTAATTCGGATCTTAATAATTGTATAACTCTTGAGGCTAATAAAGACCAAACTGGGAGGGCCTTCATACAGGATGTGGTTTTATCATTACTAGATGAAGGATGTATAGCAATAGTTCCAGTAGATACCAATATAGATCCTAATGATAGTGCTAGCGTCGATATTGAAACTATGAGGGTTGGAAAGATAAAGGAATGGTATCCCGATCATGTTCTAGTCGAACTATACAATGACAAGACTGGACTTAATGAGGATGTAAAACTGGCTAAAAGTACTATTGGTATTATAGAGAATCCATTATATGCTGTAATAAATGAACCTAACAGTACACTTCAAAGATTAATTCGTAAATTAGTATTATTGGATAGCGTTGATAATCAGAGTTCATCTGGTAAATTAGACATGGTGATTCAGTTACCATATGTAATAAAAACAGATGCTAGACGTAGAGAAGCAGAAAAGAGAAAAAAAGACTTAGAAGATCAATTATCTGGATCTAAATACGGTATTGGATATATAGATGGTACTGAAAAAATAACTCAGTTAAATAGACCAGTTGAAAACAATCTAATGTCACAAATAGAATATCTAACGAGTATGCTATATAGCCAGTTGGGTATAACTACTAGTGTATTGGATGGGACAGCTGATGAAAAAACTATGTTGAACTATTACAACAGAACCGTAGAACCAATATTGGCTGCTATATGCGACGAAATGAAGAGGAAGTTTTTAAGTAAAACTGCAAGAACCCAGGGTCATTCTATTGAATACTTTAGGGATCCTTTTAGAATGTTAACCCTTGATAATCTAGCTGAAATAGCAGATAAATTTATTAGAAATCAAGTAGCATCTTCCAATGAGATAAGAGGGGCTATAGGTATGCAACCATCAACCGACCCTAAGGCCGATCAGTTACAAAATCCTAACATGCCACAACCTGATTCAAATAATAATCCAATCCCAACTCAAACCGATAACAATGTGGATGTTAACGCTCAGATAGATAAAATATTCAATGACGTTATGGATTCTTTGGAAGGCGAAATAGATAAGATAATTCAAAATGTATCTGGTGGTGATTCCAATGGATCATGATTATATACAACACTTGTTTGATATTATAGATAATCAAGAATTAAAACATTACGCATCTCAATACTATGACCCTGAAAAAGCTCATGAGTATTACATGCAAAATCGTAATTTAAAGGGTAGAACTACTAGTGGTCTAACTGATGAAGGTAAAGAGATATGGACATCTACTAAAAATAATATAACTAGCGAGAAAAAGAATCGTATCGATGAATACGCAAAACAGAAGGAAATAGATATAGAAAACGCCAGAACCAAAGCTGAGGCTACCAGAACGTCGATCACCAATAAACTTAAAGCGTTAAGCGAAGCATTAAGTTCTAAGTATAAAACTGACTCTGAAGGACTATCTAAAGCTCAAAAGCAACAATTAGACGCTATAGCTAGAGAAAGAAAACAAGATCAGGAACAGATACAAAATACAAAGGAAAGAAAAATTAAGAAAATAAATGACGATGATAGTTTATCAGCTGATGAAAAGAAGAATAAAAAAGATAGTGTAAATAAAAATTCTAGTTCTGATATAGAAGATTTAAAAGATGAATATAGTAATAAAATAGAAGATGTTAGAGAAGACACTTCAACTAAGCGAGAAAAACTCTCAACCGATAAAAAAAATCAATCTAGTAAAAATGTTGAAGAAGCAAAAACTGAAAGAACTCAGGTCGCCGGGGAATTAAAAAATGCTATAAAGGCAGCTAGAGAAATGTATTCGGAAAATAAAAAATCATTAAATTCTTCATATGAAGATGTTTATCAGGATGAGTATGACAAAATAAAATCACAATATACTGCTCCTAAAAAGGGTAGAAAAAGTAAATCAGGAAATTCAACGTCTAAAAGAGGGCGAAAGAAAAGTAAGGAGGACTAATAATGAAATATGATTTTAGCGGTTGGGCCACAAAGAATGATTTAAAATGTTCAGATGGCTTAACCATAGTTAAGGATGCGTTCAAACATAATAGTGGGGCAACTGTGCCATTAGTATGGAACCACGACCATAACGATCCCAATAATGTTTTAGGACATGCTATGCTTGAGAATAGAGACGAAGGTGTTTATGCCTATTGCTCATTTAACACTACTCCATCAGCTCAAAATGCGAAAAACATGGTCGAACATGGTGATATAGTAGCGTTATCAATATATGCTAATCAATTAAAAAAGCAAGGTGCATTTGTTATGCATGGTCAAATAAGGGAGGTATCACTTGTTTTAGCTGGAGCTAATCCCGGTGCCTTTATAGATGATGTTATAGTTCATGGTCAAATAAGAGATGAAGAAGGTGTTCTATTCACCGGAGAAGAAATAGAACTATATCATGCCGATAAAAAAGAAGATAAGAAAGGGGCCGAAATGGATAAGAAGGTAGATCCTAATAAAACAAAGAAAGACGATCCAGCACCAGAAGATAATAAAGGAAAAACAATACAGGAGGTGTTTGACACTTTAACTGAAGAACAAAAAAATGTAGTATATGCTATGGTTGGGGCTGCTGTTGATGAGGTAGTAAGTGAAACCAAAGATGAGATGTCACAAAGTGCAATAAAAAATAAAGGTAAAGGTGGAGAAGAAATGAAACATAATGTATTTAATAAAGGTGAAGGTAAAGATCAAGGAGACGTATTATCACACAGTGAGATTCAAGAAATATTAGCAGACGGTAAAAGATATGGAAGTTTAAAAGATTCTGTGTTAGCTCATGGTATTGAAAATATAGATTACTTATTCCCAGATTATAAAAATGTGACTGATGTTCCAGGGTTTATTCAAAGAGAAAATACTTGGGTTGATGGGGTGTTAGCAGCAGTTCATCATACTCCTTTCTCTAGAATCAAATCAACTTATGCAGACATAACTGAAGACGATGCAAGAGCTAAAGGTTATATTAAAGGTAATCTTAAAAAGGAAGAAGTATTCTCATTATTAAAGAGAACTACTAGTCCAACTACAATATACAAAAAACAAAAACTTGATAGAGATGATGTTGTAGATATAACTGACTTTGATGTAGTAGCTTGGTTAAAGACTGAAATGAGAATGATGCTTAATGAAGAAATTGCAAGAGCTATATTAATTGGAGATGGAAGACCTAATTCAAGTGATGATAAGATTAATGAATTGAACATTAGACCTATCTGGAAAGATGAAGCTCTATACACTGTTCAGGCTTCTTATGACATTAAAGGTTTAACTACAGATGGTGATAAAGCAAATGCATTCATCGAAGCTGCAATAAAATCAAGAAAGAATTATAAAGGATCTGGCCAACCATCATTATACACAACTGAAGATATGTTAACAAGTATGCTTTTAATAAAAGATACTACTGGTAGAGACATATATGATAGCGTTGACAAATTAAAATCAAAATTAAGGGTTGCTGATATAATTACAATTCCTGCTATGGAAGGTCAAACTAGAGTTGTAGACACTAAAACTCTTACTTTAAATGGGTTAATAGTAAACCTTACAGACTATAATATAGGTGCTGATAAGGGCGGAGCAGTAAATATGTTTGATGATTTCGATATCGATTACAATGCTCAAAAATACTTAATAGAAACTAGATGCTCAGGTGCATTAATTAAACCTTTCTCAGCTATTGCTGTTGAATCATATGTTTCTGCTTAGGATCATATAAATGCCTAAGTGTTCAGGGGTTATAGGTTATGCTCTAGCTGAGGAGACTCAGCCTGGAGTATGGACCGAATCGATAACTGAAAAAAAGTATTTAGGAGATATTGTAAAAGATAATCGAAAAATGGTAAATCAACAAGAAATAAATAGCAGTGTAAATGTATCTAATAATATTAGTGTAGTATCTAATAAATTTATGTTGGATAACATGGCTTTTATGAAGTATATAACATTCATGGGTTCAAAATGGAATATAAACTTGGTGGATATTAAACCTCCTAGATTAATAATATCAATGGGGGGTTTATATAATGGATAATAGATTAGCTTTACATCAATTATTAATATCTATAGCTGGCCCTAATGTTTATTATCAAGCTCCAAGTACTATGATCATGAAATATCCATGCATAAAATATTCAAGAGATAAAATAGATAATAAATATGCCAACGATTCGGTATATTCACAAAATAATAGGTATTCTATAATCGTGATGAGTAAAATGGCAGATGACGACATAGTAAATAAAGTGTCCATGTTGCCAAAATGTTTATTTGATAGAGCATATATCCAAGACGGAATATATCATAACACATTTAATTTATATTATTAAGGAGGAACAGAAATGTCTAAAATAATTTGGGACAAAACTGGAGAACGTCTATATGAGACGGGAGTTCAAAAAGGAGTTTTATATCCTTTACAAAATGATTCAACATATTCTAAGGGTGTTGCTTGGAATGGATTGACAGGAGTAACTGAAAGCCCATCAGGAGCAGAATCAAATCCACAATATGCTGATGATATAAAATATTTAAATCTAATGTCTACAGAGGAATTTGGTGCTACTATAGAAGCATTTACTTATCCTGATGAATTTGCAGCATGTGACGGATCTGTAGAATTACAAACTGGAGTTATGGTTGGTCAACAAAGACGTAAAACGTTTGGTTTATGTTATAGAACAGCTTTAGGAAATGATATCGATGGTTCTGATTATGGATATAAAATTCATATTATATATGGTGCTATGGCATCACCATCTGAAAAAGATTATGCTACTGTGAATGATTCACCAGAAGCAATAACTTTCTCATGGGATGTAACAACAACCCCAGTATCAGTTACTGGATTTAAACCAACTGCATCTTTAGTTATAGACTCAACTAAGGTTGATGCTGACAAACTATCAGCATTTGAAGATGTTATTTATGGAAGTACAAGTAATGAACCAAGGTTACCACTTCCTGATGAAATTGCGACTTTATTCCAACCAACTCCTTCAGGCCCAATAGCTTTAGTTAGCAGCAGTCCTGTAGATGATGCTACCTCTGTAGCTCTTGATAGAGTTATAACTTTAACATTTAATAATAAAATAGCCGTTGATAATATAACTATAGATGATGGTACTTTACCAGTTACCCCTATAGCTATTAGTAAAGCATGGGATACTGGTGCTAAAGTGTTAACTATAACACCAACTAGTCACTTCGCAGCCAATACAATGTACTATATGCATGTAGACGGAGTTAAAGATATATACAACCAAACACTTGCTAGTACAATAATCAACTTCCATACTGCAACATCTTAAAAATCAAAATGCTGACCCCTTATTTAATTATAGGGGGTCTATATTAATTAGGAGGAATATAATTATGAAGCTTTCAGATACTGTCGATATGATGAACAGTAAAGATTTTAAAGAAAGATTTAGAGCAGAGTATTTCCAGTTAGATAATAGAATCGAAGGGTTAAATACTATGCTTGATAAATATAGAAAAGGTGCGTTGTCATTTACGCCGAAATGCACTGTTAAATTATTAGATAATCAGTTAAATTCTATGATTATTTACAGAACACACTTGCAAGAGAGAGCTAAGATAGAGGATATAAGTTTAGAAGAGACTATAGAACCTCTTAATATTGAGGGTATAGTCAATAACCAGACAGGAGATAACAAATAATGAATGCTCAATTAGAGAACAACTTTAAATACCATAATCCTAAAGAAGGTCAACCTGAAAAATATGATGCACTCAGAAATAAAGCTAAGGAATTAGCATATTTGATAGAAGAATTATGTCCTAATAGCCGTGAAAAATCATTAGCTATTACTAAACTTGAAGAAGCAAGCATGTGGGCGAATGCTTCAATAGCTAGAAATTAATTATAAAAAGTTGAAAGGGGAATGTTAACATGTTAAAAAAAACAATAACATATACAGATTATAATGATAAGGAAAGAACTGAGGATTTTTATTTTAATTTAACTAAAGCCGAAGTTATGGAAATGGAAATGACAACTACTGGAGGATTAGCAGAACAAATAGCTAAAATAGTAGCAGCGAACGATGCTCCATCAATAATAAAGGTATTTAAAGATCTAGTGCTAAAAGCTTATGGCGAGAAATCACCAGATGGTAGACGATTTATGAAGAATGATGATATAAGAACTGCATTCTCAGAAACAGAAGCCTATTCAATAATATTTATGGATTTATCACAAAATACACAAGCTGCTGTAGACTTTGTAAATGGAATAATACCACCACAAGTATCAGCAAAATAATTATAGAATGGAGGAGATTAGTGATATGCTTCAACTTGTTATACCAGATATGGAGTTATTTGATGGAGACAAAAACGAATTTGTGAATGTTAAAGGTCAGACAATACAAGTTGAACATTCCCTTGTCTCTATTTCAAAATGGGAATCTAGGTGGAATAAACCTTTTCTAAACAAAGATAATAAAACAATACAAGAAACTATAGACTATATTAAATGTATGACCATAACACAAAATGTAAAGAATGAAATTTATAATAATATAACAAATGAGAATGTAGATGAGATTAGTAAATATATAGCGGCACCAATGTCTGCCACTTGGTTTTACGAAGATGATAAAACCAAATCAAAAGAGATAATAACATCAGAAATAATATATTACTGGATGATAACATATAATATACCATTTGAATGCCAAAAATGGCATCTAAATAGATTATTAACATTGATAAGAGTTTGTTCTAAGAAAAATGAGAAGCCTAAGAAAATGTCGAGATCTGAGTTATTAAATCGAAACAGGCAACTCAATAATCAAAGACGACAACAATTACAGAGTAAAGGTTAGGTGATATAAAGTTGATATCATTTAAACAAAATGGAGATTTTTCAAAGACTATTAATTTCCTAACCAAGTCTAGTAAAACAGACATTAGTAAAATACTAGATCAATTTGGCAAAGATGGTGTAACTGCTCTATCTGAGAACACACCTATAGATTCTGGGTTAACTGCAAATTCCTGGAGTTACAAGATAAATAACTCTAGAGGATCTGCTACCATATCATGGTATAACTCGAATATTGTAGAGGGGGTATCCATAGCCATAATATTACAATATGGTCACGGAACTCAAAATGGAGGTTGGATAGAAGGTAGAGATTATATAAATCCAGCCATTCAACCTATATTTGATAAAATAGCAAATAAGGCATGGGAGGAGGTTAACAAAATATGAGTAGTTCTATTGATGAACGTATAGTCTCGATGAAATTTGATAACAAACAATTCGAGAGTGGAGTTAGTACTAGTTTGAACTCTATTAATAATTTAAAAAGAGGACTTAATTTCGATGGCGCTGCAAAAGGTTTAGACTCTATAAGTGATTCTGCAAAACGAGTAAATTTCGACGGTTTAGCTAGTGGTGTGGAAGCAGTTAGAGTGAAATTTTCAGCATTACAAGTTATAGCCGTTACCGCGTTAGCTAATATAGCAAATTCCGCTATAGATGCAGGTAAGAATTTAGTATCTTCTTTAACCATAGACCCAATAATTGATGGTTTTAAAGAATACGAAACCCAAATGAATGCTATACAAACTATATTAGCCAACACATCAACTAAAGGTACTACCTTAGATGAAGTAAAGGACTCTTTACAAGAACTTAATACCTATTCAGATAAGACAATATATAATTTCACGGAGATGACTAAAAATATAGGAACTTTTACTGCTGCTGGTGTAGATTTAAAAACCTCAACTGCAGCTATAAAAGGTATAGCTAACTTAGCTGCGTTATCAGGATCAAATTCTCAACAAGCATCAACAGCCATGTATCAATTATCACAAGCCTTAGCTGCAGGAAAAGTTAATTTACAAGACTGGAATTCAGTAGTAAATGCAGGTATGGGTGGTGCAATATTTCAAAATGCACTAAAAGAGACTGCTAGAACAATGGGTAAAACTATAGATGAAACGCAATCGTTTAGAGATTCGATAAGCGATAAGGATGGTACTGGATGGTTAACCTCTGACGTCTTATTAGCAACTCTTCAAAAGTTCACAGGAGATATGACAGAATCACAATTAGCAGCTCAAGGTTATACAGAATCACAAATTAAAGATATATTAAAGATGGGTCAGACGGCTAATGATGCTGCAACAAAAGTAAAGACTTTTACTCAATTATTAGATACTTTAAAAGAAGCTGTTGGTTCAGGTTGGGCTCAAACATGGCAAACATTATTTGGTGATTTTGATGAGGCTAAAGATTTATTTACTAATATTAGTAATGTGTTAGGCGGAATGATAAGTGAATCGTCAAATGCACGTAACTCAATGTTGTCAGGATGGAAAGATTTAGGTGGTAGAACCACTTTAATAGAAGCCCTTAAAGACGCATTCAATAATTTAATGGATGTAGTAACAGCAATAGGCAGTGCTTTTAGAGAAATATTTCCAGCAACAACTTCTGAGCAGTTGTTTTCATTAACACAAGGATTAAAAAATCTAATTGATAGTTTTAAATTAAGTGATACTTCACTACAAAATCTAAAATCAACATTTAAAGGTGTGTTTGCTATTTTAGATATAGGCAAAACTATATTTTTGGCACTAGCTGATTCGGTTGGTATAATCATTAGTGGCGTTGGTAATTTAGGTTCCAGCATATTAGGGGTTACAGGATCATTCGGAGAATGGCTAACCGCACTTGATAAAACTATAAAAGAATCTGGGATAGTTAGTAATGTGTTAATCACATTAGCCTATGGAATTAGAAACGGTTTTAGTGGCGTGGCATCGATATTGACATTAATCGTAAACGGAATAGGTAATTTAATTTCGGCAGTAGGAAAGAAAATAGATTTCCCAGGTTTCGAATCTCTCCATTCATTCTTGGAAGTATTAGGAAATAGGATGTCGAGTATAGGTAATGAATCTACTAATATGGCAACTACTGTTGGTGGGGCTTTTGTAACTATGGGTAAATCTATAGCTGATAGTAAAATAGGAGAGATATTTAAATCTATTTGGGATACTGTATCTAAAATAGGTGAAGCAATTGGCAAATTAGTAGAAGGAATGGTGTCCACAATAAGCAAAGCCTTAAGTAATTCTAATTTTACTGGTTTGTTTGATGCTATAGGAGCAGCATCAATAGGTGGAATGGTGCTAGCAGTTAATAAGTTCCTTAAAAGTTTATCTGATCCACTAGAAAGCGCTAAAGGCGTACTAGGAAATGTATCATCAATCTTAGATAGTGTTAGAGGAAGTTTAGAAACATGGCAACAAAATTTAAAAGCAAGTATACTACTCAAAATAGCAGCTGCTGTGGCTTTATTATCAGCATCAATAGTATCTATATCATTGATAGACTCAGATAAATTAGTGAGTTCATTAGCAGCAATAGGAACTTTATTTGGTCAATTATTAGTGGCGATGAAATTATATAGTATGATAGGAGATTTCAAAGGGAAAGTAACGAAGGCTAGTTTGGTTATGTTAGCTATGTCAACATCAATATTGATACTATCAAGTGCTATGAAAAAATTGTCAGAATTAGATTGGAACGGTCTAGCAAAAGGCTTAGTCGGATTAGTAGGGATATCTACCGTATTAGTTACGTCTTCTAAAATTTTATCATCTGGAAGTACTGATATGATAAAAGGCTCAACCGGTATGATAACCTTTGCTTTAGCTATAAAAATATTAGCATCAGCATGCACAGATTTATCTAAATTAGATTGGAATGGTTTAGCTAAAGGATTAGTAGGTGTCGGTGGTTTAATGACTGAAATTTCATTGTTCTTAAACACTGCTAAATTTAGTAGCAAATCAATAACAACTGCTGCAGGAATAGTATTACTAGCTGGAGCAATGAAAATATTAGCATCTGCATGTTCTGATTTTGGGAATTTATCATGGTCCGAGATAGGTAAAGGTTTAGTTAGCATAGGAGTTTTATTAACTGAATTATCGGCATTTACTAATCTTACTGGAAATGCTAAAAGTGTAATATCAACAGGATTGGCGTTAATAGCAATATCTGGAGCAATGAAAATATTAGCTTCGGCTATGAATGACTTTGGTAATATGTCATGGGAATCAATAGCAAAAGGATTAATAGTTATGGCTGGGGCCTTGACTGAAATAACGGTAGCTGTTAATTTATTACCTAGCGATTTAATTGCAAAGTCAGCGGGTCTAGTCATAGTAGGAGCCGCGCTAAATATATTAGCGAAGGCCTTATCTAGTATGGGTGGTATGACTTGGGATGAGATAGCAAAAGGTTTAGTGACTTTAGGTGGAGCATTAGGTATATTAGCGATTGGACTAAACGCTATGACTGGTTCATTAGCTGGTTCAGCAGCGTTATTAGTAGCCTCATCAGCGTTAGCTATGTTAGCTCCCGCTTTAACTTTATTAGGAGCTATGAGTTGGGAGAGTATAGTGAAAGGCCTAGTTGATCTAGCTGCAACTATAACTATATTTGGCGTGTCTGCAGCACTATTAACCCCTATAATACCTAGTATGATAGGTTTAGCAGGAGCTATGACATTATTAGGTATATCAATGCTTGGTATAGGCGCTGGATTAGCGCTAGTTGGAGTTGGTCTTACTGGTATAGCTACTGGGTTCACATTGTTAGCCGGAACAACCGCTGCAGGTGCGACAGCAGTAGTTGCAGCTTTAGGAATTATTATAACTGGAGTGGCGGCACTAATTCCACAGATAATGGAAAAAATAGGAGAAGGTATATTAGCATTCATTAAAGTGTTTACTGATAGCATACCTCAGATTTTACAATGCATAACTACAATAATAGGCGCTATAATAGACTGTATAGTTACAAATATACCAAAAATAGTGGATGGTGTTTTGCAGACCTTATCTGGGGTTTTAGATGCAATAATTAAATGGGTTCCAACAATAACCCAAAAAGTATTAGATATAGTATTAGCTATGTTGAAAATACTAGCTGACAACGTTCCTAAATTTGTAACAGCCGCTGCAGATATAATGGTTGCATTCATAAACGGGATTAGCGATAACTTACCTAAGATAATAGAAGCGGCTTTCAATTTAATTATAACATTCATAAATGGATTGGCCGATGGTATTAGAAATAATTCAGGAGCAATAGCGGATGCTTGTTATAATTTAGTAACTGCAATAGTCGACGGTATAGGGGCTCTAGGTAGTAAATTTGTAGATGCCGGAGTATATGCCGTTAAAGGCTTTATACAAGGTCTTACTAGTATTCCTGGAGAATTAGCGGCAGCAGCTGGAGATTTAGGAAGATCCGCTCTAGCAGCAGCTAAAAAAGCATTAGATATACATTCACCTTCAAGGAAATTTGGAGAACTAGGTAAATTCTCAGCACTAGGATATATAAACATGCTACACAAGTATACAAGTAAAGTATCAGATGCTGGATCAAATATGGGTTCAAGCGCGATATCCGGGATGTCGAATGCTATATCTAACATATCAGATATAGTGTCTGGAGGTATTGATTCTCAACCAGTTATAACTCCTGTTATAGATCTATCTAATATTCAAAATGGAGCAAAACAACTATATGGTATGATGGATAATTTAGACGATTATAACATTAATGGTTCAATAAACACTGTTAATCAAACAGCTAAGGGCATAAGTAATAGACAATTATTATCGAACCCTAATGTAGAGACTGACACAAAGAATAATTCGCCAATTGCAGATAAAGTCAATAAACAACCAATAAATTTACAATTAGTATTGCAAAATGGAAGAGCTATTGCTGAATATATAATTGATGACGTTGATAATTTGTTAGGTAATAAAAATAAGATAAGTGGAAGGATGGTGGGAGGAATATGAATCCATTATTGACTGGATTAAGAGGTTTTAAATTTAATAATATACACAGTCATGATATGAATGTTGTAATGCATTCTAAAAATATAGAACCACCCTCCAAAAAGAAAATAAAAGAATCAGTTCCGTTCATGCATGGTAGTTATGATTTTAGTATGATAGGAACTAATAACGAACCTATATATTCAGAACGTAATATAACAATAGAGTTGGGACTAGTTGCAGATAGTAAAGAGCAACTACAAGTACTATATTCGAATACATTGGACTGGTTGCAAGATGTAGGACAGCAACAACTAATATTCGATGATATAAAAGAATATTATTATATGGCCGAAGTCGAAGAATCAAGCACATTCGATCAAGTAATGGACTTCGGAATACTTACAGTTAAATTCGTAGCTAACCCATTTAAATCATCCATAGATTATGTAGGTTCAGACATATGGGATACTTTCAATTTTGAAGAAGATATAGTACAAAATATGGAATATCAAATATCAAGTTATAAAGAGATAACCATATACAATCCAGGACGTATGATAAGACCAACCATAAATTGCGACACTGCCATGTATATAGATCAAAATGGAAAATATTATAATCTAATCGTAGGGGATAATAAACCTTATGGATTTTATCTTTCGCCATCTAATAATATTTTAAAGATACACGGAACAGGTAAAATTAAGTTTATATTTAGAAAGGAGAAATTGTAATGTATAAAGTTAGTGTATTCAATAATAATGTTGAAATAGTTGTTCATTATCCGAGTTCAGACCCTGATGATCCACACGTAAGTAAATTACCAATGAAAGAAAGTTTATCAGTGGTGGATACACTATCTTTCTCATTATATACAAACAATCCCGGGTATCATAACGTGTACGAATTAACTACTAAGGTAAAGATAATAGACCTTAGAGATAATACTATACGATTTACTGGTAGAATATTGAGTATAGATGATAAAATGGACAATGACGGATCAGTTTATAAAGATATAACCTGTGAGGGCGCATTAAGTTATCTTAATGATACAAAACAAAGGGGAAGTTCGTTTACTGACAGCACAGTTTCAGGTTTCTTAAACCAGATGTTAAACGTTCATAATTCAAAAGTTGAAAGTTCAAAACGAATATATGTAGGAAATGTAAACATTCAATTATCTATGAATGTTACTCATACTTGTTCTTATAAATCGACATTAGCCGAATTACTATTGGTCAGAGATGACATAGGAGGAAATATAAGAGTTAGAGAATATAATGGTTTATTATATTTAGATTGGCTTAGTAGTTTTAGTAATACTACAGTTAGTGTTGAATTAGGGATAAATATGAAAGATATGGTAGTAAGTAAGGATTTCACTACAATTGGGACCAGGATTGTACCTTTAGGCGCTAATAATTTAACTATAGAAACCGTTAATAATGGGGTTGATTATATAGAAGATCAGATATCTAAAAATATTTATGGAGTTATAGAAAAAACCGTAGAATATAATGATATAGATAATCCAACATTATTAAAGTCTACTTGCATATCTGATCTTTCTAAACATACCCAGCCAACTTACGTTCTACAGTGTGACGCATTAGATTTGAGTTTTTTATCAAATCAAAAAGCTAATCAATTAGTATTGGGTACTAGTCTTCATATAATAAACCCTATAATGGGGGTAGATTCAATCTATACAATAGTACAGGTGGACCTAGATTTAATCCAGCCATATAACCCAAAACTAACAATATCTAATAAACCAGAAAGTATCACTACCCAAATAAATGACCTACGAAATTCAAGTATTCAAAACAATGGTATATACAATAATGTTCAAATAGGTAGTGCGTTCGGAATAAGAGCAGTTCGAAGTGATAATAAAGTAGTGACAACTATTAATGCCACTGAAGGTATGAGCATAGAAAATCAAAATAAGAAAGTATTCTCTATAGATCTGAACGGAAATATAGTAGTAAACGATATCACAGCAAATGGAGGCAAATATAATGATATAGAAGCCAAAGGAGGAACTTTTGATGATATAGAAGCCAATGGTGGGACATTTGATGATATAACAGCTCACGGGGGGACATTTGATGACATAACGGCTATAAATGGAATAACCATTAAAGATGACGATTTTTCATGTTATATAAATAAAGTAGGATTAAAATTAGGCACTACAGATAACCCGGCTACTATGACTACATTCGCTAACTATTCATCATCTGGAAATTATGAAGGGTTTTATTTTGCTGATGATGTTAAAATTAATGGAACCACATTTGTTAATAAGTTAACAGCCAATGGATTAGTATCTATTTCAGATGAAGATGATCTAGAGATAGATGATATACCGTTGCGTATGTATATTACTGGAATAATACATGAATACAGTGTAGATAAGGGCTGGGAATAAGGAGGTAAATTCAAAATGGCAAATATATATGATAAAATAGCAGCTATAAGAACTGCGGTGTTTGGGAAAGATGTTAGGGAAAGTCTAGCTAGTGGAATAGAGGCTATTAATAATGAAGTTATAAATGTTGATGATCGACAAACAATAGTTGATAGAAATGAAGAAATAAGAATAGACAATGAGAATACTAGAATTGATAATGAAAACGATAGGAAAAATAATGAGGAAGCTAGAATTAGTACCTTTGAAGCTAACGAAGATAATAGAAGACTAACTTTCAATAATAGTGAAGCGAGTAGAAAAACAACTTTTGAAACTGACGAGTTTAACCGAATAAATACTTTTAATGCTAATGAAACAAATAGACAACAAAATGAAGATATCAGGATAGACAACGAGAATATCAGAATTAGTAACGAAACCCAAAGAATTAATAATGAAAACGACCGTCTATTACAGTTTGGTAATTTAAGAAATGAGATAAACGAGTCCATAGATAACGCTAATGAAGCAACATTAAATACTAATAATGCCACTATTAACTATACAGATGTGGTAGATAAAACTAAGAAAATATATAAACCGATGGTTAATAGTTATAGTGATATACTAACTACTTATCCAACTCCGGAAATTGGATGGACAGTAGTTACAAATGAAGATCATATAGAGCGCCGATGGGACGGTACAGAATGGGTAGCGATAGGTTTAGTAGATACTTTTACTGGATATAATATTGTAGTTGGGTCTACACCCCCTAACAATCCAAATTTGATATGGTTGGATTCACCCGAAAGTACCAGATATGCTAGGATATTCCCATCAATTACACAACCGAGTGATATAAATCAGATATGGTGGGAAAATGATGATTAAATTAAAGGAAGTGATTTGTAAATGAATGGTAAAATAACGAGAGAACAATTAAGTCCTGAATTTAAAACCGAAATAGAGTTACTTAATTCGCAAATTTCAGAGTTGAAGAATCAATATGAAGAAGGAGTATTTACTCCTTATATAACCGGTGCCACTAATTCTGGTACTTTTGTACCGGTATATTCAGCACAAAATGGAAGTTTCATTAGACAGAATAATCTTATTACTTTTAAACTTAAAGTAGTACTTTCATCATATACCGGAACTTTTAATGGTAATTTAAGAATAGCCGGATTACCATTTGTGGCGGTTAGTGATGGGGTTAATATTCCTTTACAGGTAAGTGATTTAAATAATCTTGATATGGATGTTAATGCGAAATTTATAACAGCACAAGTTATGAATAGTTCTTCAGCTATAGCGTTGTTGCAACCAACAGATAATTCATCAGGCATATCAGTTGCTAATACAAATTTAGGCCAAACATTTGGGATTACAATAACCGGCCAATATAAAAAAGTGTAGTAGGAAATTATGAAAGAAAAATAACATTAAATACCCTTTTAAAGATAATGCGAGTATAAAAAGGAGATGATCATTTAAATGGCTAATTTAAAACACTTTAATAGCTCCACAGGAAAATGGGAAGAGATTAAAGTATCGACCAAATTCAAAGACCTATTAAACACCGTGAAATTAACACAAGATCAAAACTACGTTAATATAGGCATAACTAATTATAATCCAGTTGAAGATGTGATATTTGTAATTCAAAATAGCACATGGTTACAGAAAGATGAAGATTATATAGTAAATGGTGGATTATTAAGGATAGAATCAAAAGACGGAAGTAACTGGAGTAATGGAGACACCTTTAATTTCGTGATATTAAAGAATGTAGATAAAGATGCGTTACCAAGTGCTGACGGTAGTTTAATACAAGATGGAAGTATAACCATTTCTAAATTAGCAGCAACTATTCAAAATAGAATAAATATTATAGGATCTGGTACATTATCTACAATATCTGATAATTTAATAGATGCTATGAACGAAATTAACAATAAGTTTAATAGTAGTATAGTTAATCAAAGTTTAGGATTTGGAATGAATGAAGTTATTAGAAAAGCATCCCAATTTTCAATAGCACCAAAATTTAATATAGCTGGTAAAACTATTATTAATCAATTAGGAAAAGATGGAAATTGTGAGGATACTAGTAAATGGAGCGCTTGGCAAACTACTGTTAGCCTTGATAACACTAATAAAATATTAGGTTCTAACGGAATTAAAGTTACTCTAACATCAAATGCTGGAAATATAAATACTGGAAATTTGGTTAGTAAATATAACATTGATATAACTAAATATTATTTAATCACCGCCTATTTGAAGAACGGTAACGCTACAAATATAAGTATTGGTAAAGACACTACCGGGGGAGGATCGGCGGTAATAGTATCCAGCAATATTTCAGATTCAACTAAATTCACTAGAGTGGGAATAGTGGTTAAACCATCAGATTTATTTAATGGTAATATAGTATATATAAATGTTAATGGAACCACCGGACAATATGCATATGTGGATGGAGTGATGATAAACGAAATAACAGCTTCTGAATATTCTTTAGGGGCTACAACTCTATTAGATAAATATCCTTATGTAGATTCATACGTGTGTCTCCAAAACCCATACTTTGAAATACGTCATGATAATTTGATCCGTAATGGTAACGGAGAAGAGGGGATTAGTTGGTGGACAGCTGGATGGTATGATGGCGATACTCATACTAATGGGACTATGACTATTGATAATTATGGATTCCTGTTAACTGATTCGAATTATAATAGCGGTTTCTTTCAAAAAGTTAATGTAAAACCAAATACTACCTATTATCTATCTTTTAAATCTACAGATAATGCTAATGGATATATGGCAGTATATGGGGCCGATAAAAATACTATACACGAATTATCAACAAGTGATATGTCGTTTAATAGCGGTAATAATTCATATGTGTACGTCAATATGTATAATGCTTCATCTGTGAATACTATTGGATATAAAGAGTTAATGCTAATAGAAGGACCAACTGCTCCTTCATCATATAAATCATGTAGAATTGAAAACGTGGTACTAGAAACTAAATTAACAAGTGATGACTCCATAACGTATGACAATGGCGAAGTTAGTGGTAAAATATGGTGGAAACATAAAACCCTATTCGGTAAGGATTATGATTGGAAATATGCTAACGATTATGCCGGATTTAAAGCTCTTATTTTACCTAGTTCATTCCCAAATGGAGTTACAGATTCACAAGTAGCAATAAAATATGATGGTAAATTACTAAGTAAAACCTTATATGTGAATAGTTTATCCACTGCAGATACATTTGGATTTGGTTCTGACGCTTTTCTAACTGTTCCTGATACTGATACTGGTTGGGCAGACACTATAAATCCAAACAATGACGAAGTTAAAGTATTTATGAATGGATGGAAAGCATTATATAATACCGGTTCTAGATATGTAGCTTGGTCCAGTATAATCGATAATACTTTTCCTATTGGTGCTACACAAACTAAATTATCCTCAGCATTTGTCAGTGGTGCGACATCTTTGAATGTGGTTGATTCGTCTATATTTTCCGTTGGAGATTCTATATGTGTTATATGTGATGATGGAGTAATGCAAAATAGAACGATAAACTCAATATCTGGAAATACACTTACTATATTAGCTATAAATCATAATATATCTATAAACACAGTAATAGTAAAAAGCGATAATGGAACTTCGAATGTCTCAATGTTGAACTATTGTAAAAGTAATGTGGCACCCGGATACGAAGGGTATCAGCTGAATTACAAACTTCAAAATCCAGAACCAATAACTGATGATAATTGTCACATTCATGGATATATTCCTAAATTGGATATCGGAGACAATTATCTGTATGTGGATAGTGGAATTGTATTGTCTGAAGTCGCTAATCCCGTATTAGCAGGAGGTAATAGTAACTATTATTTGAATGATACAACTTTTAATTCTCCTTTAAAATATAAAGTCGAATCAATAATTAATGCATATAGAAATTCAATTTTCGATTCTAAATATAATAGAAGCGGGTATGATACTGGTAGAGGTTATGGAAGAGAATTTATAGCATGGCCTGTAGCTAGCTTTGATGTGAACTCCATTTATACAGTAGATTATAAAATCCTAGCGACTCAAGCTCCACAAATAGGATCTATAAGTTGCAGTTATGCTGAAGATATAGTAGTTGCCATTAATAAAGTTCAAGAAGCTATAAACAACAAGCAGAATCATGATAGTATTTTAGACAATATTATAGACTCAAGTTTGTATGAGAAAACCGGAATACCTTATGATACTGCGTTACCTTGGTTCACTACATCGAACAATGGATATCTGTATGCTAGCATCATGATTCCACTTAGCCCTAAAAAATGTATTCCTATAGTAACATTAGATTCCTTGAGAATCGTTAACACCCCATCAAGTTCAGAAATCGATATAACTAATAAATTTACTATTTATATTATAATCAAAAATAACTATGTATATATAAGATTATCTACTAACGATTCAGCTACAATAGCAAGTATAAAATCGTATGGGGTTTATATATCAAAATTAAATATTACAGCTGACTGTAGAGGAAGAATATAAAAAGGGGAGTGCAAAAAATGATAAATTTCGATAAAACAAATTTAAAAGATAATGTGTTAATTATAACTAATGATGATGGTTCAGTTCAATATATACCTGAGGAAGGCGCTACATTGGATGAACTGGCACTATTTGAAGAATTTAAACATGCATATCCAAATGGAAAACCAGAGCCGATTGTAGATCCTGGAGATCCAGTACCAACTATAGAGGATAAACTAGCCGCGACCCAAAAAGAGTTAGAGGATACTCAAAATAAATTGATAGAAACTAGGGCATCGTTAGAAAATATAAATTCTGATGTGCAAAATTTCATGGATTATGTATTATCGACCATACCTAGTTAATATAATATAAATTAAGGAGGAATATACAAATGTCAGATGTTTTAAGTTTCTTGGTTTCAACATACTCTAGAAGCATAATGTGGGGAACTGAAAGACTGACAGCTCGTGATGGTTATAAAGGAGTCAGAGATGGGTATTATGTACCTGTAGAAACCTATATATCCCAACATTACACTGTTAGTCAAATAGATGAAGCATTAGCTAATGGTTATTTGAATCAACAGGAATATGATGAAATAATATCACTTACAAATTCAGTTCCTCAAACAAATACACCAGAACAATAAAATTTAAAGACTGAAAAGTGGAGGTACTAAAATGAACAGAATGAATATTATAGTTATATTGGTTATCATAATAGTTATAATCGCATTTTTACTCGGCTTTTCAGTCGCTAAAAATAAAGGCGATAATAACCAAAATATAAATAATATCAACATAGGTACTAACACTAAAGATAAAACTGTGGTCAATATAAACACTGCAGATAAAGATGAATTAATGTCAATTAAAGGTATAGGCGAAAAGAAAGCTGATCTAATTATAAAAAACAGACCTTATAAAAGTATCTGGGATCTAGCATCATTGAACGGAATCTCAGAAGACTTTATCAAAGATATACGAGAGGAGATAACAGTGAATGCTACCAGTTCTTGAATTATTTGAAGGCAAAAGTATCACGTGGATATTATTAGTCGCATTACTTATAGTTATATTTTATCTTGCAAAGTTCACAAGAGATTTTGTAAAAGATACGATGGTCAAGTTCGAAACTCAACTAAAAGAACAGACTGACAAATCAGAAAAACGTGAAGACCGATTAAATGATCAATTAGATGAGAGTATCAAAAATACATCTAGAATTGCAGATACTCTTGAAAAAATAGAGAATAGGTTCGACAGCCTAGAAACAAAAATAGAATGCATTGAAAAGAGGATATAAAATGGATTTTAGTAAATATTTAGTAGATAATGCATATGTGTTAGTTCCGGTATTGTATATACTAGGAAGTATAATGAAGGATTCAAAGTTTATAGCTGATAAATATATACCTTTATGTTTATTATTGATTGGTATATTATTTGCTTGCGGTTGGTTAGGATTCAATATGGGATCGGTAATACAAGGCGTTCTTATAACTGGAATAACAGTATACTCAAATCAAGTTATTAAACAATTACAAAAGAATGAACAAGTTATTGAACAACCAGAAAAAGATACAACTGATAATAAAGAGAATACTAAAATTGAAGCTACGACCACAGCAGTTAATAGTGTAGTAACTCAAAATAGTGCTAGCGCTAATATGGAAGTATTTAATCCAGAACATACAGTTGAAGATGGAAAGACTGTTGAAGCAATATCAGCCTCATCTCCTACTGCATAATAATTAAAGGGGGATATATATATTATGAGTACATGGAGACAAAAAAATATATGGCAGTTAGTTAATGATGATAATTCATTAGTTACTGGATGGGTTAAAATAGGTAATTATTGGTATTATTTGGACCAAACAGGAACTATGTATGAAGAAAGATGGTTAAATCATAATGATACATGGTATTACTTAGAATCTGGTGGGCATATGGTAACTGGATGGAAGAAAATAAATGATAAATATTATTGTTTTGCTAGCGATGGGTCATTATATGTAAATTGTAAAACACCTGATGGATATACTGTAGATTCCGATGGAGTATGGCAAGATAGTCTAATATCTGAAAAGTGTTTACAATTTGTTAAAGACTATGAAGATTTCTACGCTTATAAATACGATGACGGCAGAGGAGTAATAACCCAAGGGTATGGATGTACTGGTGATGAAATAGCAGATTGGCCTGACACAATAACTGAACAACAGGCTAGTGATAGATGTAAAGAGCTTATAAATAAGAAATATGCAACCCCTATAAAAGCCGATCTAGATGTTAAAGGTATTAAATTAGAACAGAATCAATTTGATGCGTTAGTATCTTGTGCGTATAATATAGGAGTTGGTGATAGCGGAAGTGGTTTATTAGGTTCTACCTTGTATAGATATGTTGTTGGCGGAGGACGAGACTCCGAAACAATAATTGATTATTTTAGGATGTGGAACAAAGTAATACAATACAAAGCAGGACAAAAAGTGGCAGTTGTGTGGCCAGGTCTAGATATTAGAAGAAAAGCAGAGGCAAATATATTCAATAATAATATATACGATTCTACTCACTAATCATAACACGCGAAGTGTACATGCCCTATTATGAGAAGGATATCCAGTAAACCTGGGAGCAGTATATAGACAATGTATACATATCCTTTTCTCTTTTATTTTTAAATTATTAGGAGGATGAGTCGTAATGGAAAGTATTGAAAAATTGATAGGAAGACCTGCTTTGCTGGATCAATTGGCTGAAGAGGCTAGTGAGTTAGCCCAAGCAGCATTAAAATTATCAAGAATATTAAGAGGTGAAAATCCTACACCAGTAACTGAACTATATGCTAATGCAAATCTAAAGGAAGAATTTACAGACGTTGTACAATGTGCTTGTGAATTAGGACTTCTACCAGATGAAGATCAAATGAAATACAAAAACGAACGTTGGCATAATCGCATAAAAGAACATATTATTAAAGAAATAAAGGAGGCTAATAAAAATGGAAATCAAGAAAAAAATAATAATAATTAATGGTTCTGGTGGTGTTGGAAAAGATACTTTTGTAGAATTCTGCAAACCATATGCGAATATAACGAATGTATCATCAGTCGATAAAATTAAAGAAGCCGCATTTATACTTGGTTGGGACTGTGGTAAAACTGAGGAGGATAGAAAATTCCTATCGGATTTAAAGATATTATCAACAGGATATAATAACTTTCCGTATGAATATGTTAAGAAATGCATAGAGAATTTTAGAGAAGACCGACATTCTTATACAATGTTTATACATGTTAGAGAACCACAAGAAATAGACAAGATTAAAAAAGATTTTGGCTGTATAACTTTATTGATAAAAAATATAAATAAAAGAACCATATCTTCTAATATGGCAGATGCTAATGTTGAGAATTATAATTATGATCATATTATAAATAACGATGGAAGTCTTGACGATCTAAAAAGAAAAGCTATAACCTTTATGAAAACTATATAATACGCAAAAATAACATATCCTCTTATGAGAAATATATAGGAGTGTGATTGATATGTTAAATATAAAAGATATGATTTTATCAGCAATTATCAAAAAGGGAATACTATATGAAGCACGTAATTGTGATATAAATATAGATGTTCCTAGTGGCGATGATACAATTAAGATTAACTTTAAAGCTGAACATATGAGTTTACGAATAGAAAAATCAGAATAGATTGAGTCTTACAAAGGCTCTTTCTTTTTGTAAATTTATCAAACGCTAAAATAGCATCTCCTATTATGAGAAATATATTAATAGGAGTGATTTATATGGGTATAAAATCTATTATTAAAATAACTAAAGTTGTTGTTACAGCGATAACAGTAATTCCACCAGTTGTGGAGGGAACAAAAGTGATTGCTAAAACTACAAAAGAGTTAGTTAAAAATAGAATAAATAAATCAGAAAAATTAAAACATATTAAGAAAGATTTCGAGCTTAGAAGAGAAGGTGTTATAACTGTTGACTATAAAGAAGTTTAACGGATGAGACATAGTCTCTTCTTTTTTGCTCCGCAGTATTTACAAGTACTATTATGAGAAATAGTAAGACGGTTCGAGTCCGTATGTAGCATTGGTATGCGCTATCATTAAGAAATAGACATGGTGTGAAGCGAATGTTGGAGGTGAAAACCCTCTCGCCGTTGTAGGAGTTCGACTCTCCCTACAACCTATTTCTTTTTTTAGTTTATAAATGGGGGATGTTAAAATGAATTATTATATGTATGAAGGGCCAGTAATGAATAGTTTTGGTCAATTAATAACTAACAAATGGGAAGGTGCAACATATGCGAACACCGATAAAAAAGCAAAAAGTAATCTATGCTATCAATTTAAAAAGGAGCATGGATTATTACAAACTGCTAGAATAAAATTAATAAACAATCCTATAAAATTGTAGATACGCAAAAAATACATAGCCTATTATGAGAAATATAATACAGAAATACGGTTCGATTCCGTTAATAAACGGCGGTACCGTGCTGCTTCTATTTCTTTTATTTTTTATTAAAATTTATAAGGAGGAATAAATATGAAATATTACTATAATACTACGATTCCAAAAATGGGTAAAATTGACCATTATATTAATAAACCCGTAACTCGTTCAGGAGAAATTATAGGAGTTATAGTTGGGTGTATAGAAGTTACAAATGGATATTTTTTATCTATTGAAACCACTAAAGAGATAATCGACTCGTATGATAAACCATTTTCATTCTCTATATCAGGAGGTAAATAAAATGGTAAGTAAATTTATAAGAAAGGATAAACAATTTATATTAAATTTTGCAGCAGTAGTTGGGGTTGGCTTAACGATGGCTACGGCAATAAAAGATACTACTAAGGCGTGTAAATTAATAGACGAAAAAATGAATAATAGAGAAAAAATAAAGAAAACTTGGAAGTGTTATATTCCATCAGGAACAGTAGCCTTAAGTACTATGCTTTGTATAATCTATTCTGACTACACAACTATGAATCAAAAGATATCCCTATTAAATGCATTAATAGCAGTGCAAAATAGATATAGTAGTCTAAGGAATAGTGTAGACGAGAATACTAATTCTCAAACTAGAGATGAAATATTAAAGAAAGCAGTTAAACAAAACGTACCAAAAGATATTTATATAGAACGAACCGGGGAAAAGATATTCTATGAAGAATATACCTGTAAGTTCTTTACTAGTACCATAGACAACGTACTTAAAGCCGAATATATGTTTAACAAACAATTATCTATAGTCGGTCATGCTACATTAAATGACTTTTATAAAATGCTAGGAATAAAACAAACTGAAGCTGGAGAATATCTTGGTTGGTCAGTATATGATGGATATTATGGAGCATCCACAACTAGTCCATGGGTCGACTTCGAACATAGTAAAATGGAGGACGATGATGGTTGTGAATATTATCATCTAAATTACTCGAATCAACCAATAGTAAATTATGATATGTTTTCATAACACGCAAAATATACAAGCCCTATTATGAGAAATAATAAATTTTTGGAGGTAATGAAAATGGAAGAAAAAATGGAAGTTTTAGAAGGAATGGTAGAAGGAATTAGTAAATTTTGTGGTGAAAATAAAATTGAGTATGTCTTCGCAGCAGTGGCTGATGAAGGTAAACACACTTTATTATCACACAGCACATTAGCTAATAATATCTTAAAGGAATCAGCTAAAATTATAAAGACATTGACAGGAAAATAAAAATATTATTACTTATAAAGATCGAGCTTCGGCTCTTTCTTTTTGTTTTATAATCTTTGCGCAAGGATTACAAGTACTATTATGAGAAAATATATTAATTTAGGAGTGATAATTATGGGTACAGAAAAAGTTGTAAAAATAGCAAGTATTGCCTTTACCGTAATCGGAATGGGATTACAAGTGGCAACAGGAATATTAGATGACAAAAAATTAGACCTTAAAATTGCAAAGGAAGTTAGTAAACATCTTAATAAAAAATAAGAATGGGTCTTATCAAAGACTCTTTCTTTTAATTTTGTATTCGGGAGGATATTATTATGAATTCATATAGTAAAAATGTAAAAAATATATTAACTAAAAATGCATCTGATTTATTATTAGTAGGTGGAGTTGCTTGTATATTAGGCGGTGGAGCATTAGCAATTAGACAGACACCCAAGGCAGTCAAGTTGATGGAAAAGAAAAAAGAAGATAAGGCCATTGAAAAGGTTAAGACTATAACACCATTGTATATACCATCTGTTCTATTAACAGGCTTGGGTATTGCACAGATAATATGTTCTAGAAATATAACCAATAATAAGATAGCTGCAATAACAACTGCTTATACAGTTAGTGAAACAGCGTTTAAAACTTACAAAGAAAAGGTTAGAGATATTGTAGATCCTGAAAAATATGAAGAAATAAAAAGAGAAGTTGCAGCGGAAAAATTAAGAAGAGATCCTATTAGTAATAAAGAAGTTACAGTGACTTCAAAGGGTGATGTATTAATATACGATAATATGTCTGGAAGATATTTTAAGAGCAGCGTCAATGATATCGAGAGAGCCGCCAATTGGATAAATAAAAGACTTAGAAGTGAGATGTCAATGGACTTGAATGATTTCTATTCAGAAATAGGTCTATCAGCTATAAAAATAGGATGCGAGGTTGGTTGGCATATTGATGAAGGTGAATTAGAACCGTCGTTTTCATCTACAATTGCTGAGAATGATGTTCCATGTTTAGTGTTAGATTATGATGTAGTACCTATCAATTAAATACGCAGAATTTACAAGTGCTATTATGAGAAATACTTAAATTTGAAAGGGGAAATTAAAAATGGAAGAAATGAATAAAGAATTAATGGAGAACACAGTAACTGAGATTGTTGAGGAAGCTGCTGATAAATTAACTTTTAAGGAAAACGTAATTGCTTATGGATTAGCTGGAGTATTTGCAGTTGGAGTAGCCACAGTTGGTTATTTCGGGTACAAAGGAGTTAAAGCTATATCTAATAAAGTAAAGAGTAATATTAAAGGTAAAATGGAAGAGCAATCTGAACAAGAGGAGTTTGTGGACGTTGAAGAAAATAATATTCATGAAGTAGATGATGAATCTGATAATTAGTATTAATGAAGTTTGGGAACTATAACAAGTTCTCATTCTTTTGTTTTTTTTATTTGTACAAATATAGATGGTGGAGGAACAATAATGGATAATTATAAACCGAACTCTAAGGTGTCAAAAAAGGTTGATGATAAAGGAGAAATCAAGAAAGAAAAGGTTGAAAAAATAGTAAAAGGTACAGTTAAATCCAAGAAGAAAAATGGATTTTTTGGGTCTTTCTTATCTGGAGATTTTATGGATATAAAAGAATATATAATGCAAGATGTGTTAGTACCAGCATTAAAAAATGCCATTGAGGATGCCATAACAAATGGGATATCTATGATGCTAAACGGTGGAGAGCCAAGGAGAAGAGGTGATAGAAAATCATCAGCTTCAAGAGTATCTTATAGATCTTATTACGATAGGGACGACCGTGATAGAGATAGAGGAAGGTCTAGTAAAAATACCGGATATTCGTATGACGATATCATATTAGAAACTAGAGGCGAAGCAGAGGATGTAATTAATAGATTGGATGAATTAATTGATGTATATGGAATGGCTTCAGTAGCTGATTTATATGACCTTGTAGGTATCAGTGGTCAATACACAGACAATAAATATGGATGGACAGATGTTAGAAATGCTACTCATGTAAGAGTTAGAGATGGATATCTATTAAAAATGCCTAGAGCAATAGCTTTGAATTAGTATTATAAGAAAGGGTGTACAGATATGATTAAAGATATATTATTAGTAACATTAGGAGTTATAGGGGGCTCTATTGGTACTATGTGGTTTATAAAATCGGAGATTAAGAAATTAACTAAACAATTAACAATTCCTAGAAAGAATAATGACATTCTTTTTGAATCTTTAGAGGAAGCCAATAAAGTTTTTGAATCTTTACACAAAATAGTTGATGACTATGGATATGCATCAGTAGCGGATCTATACGATTTGCTTGGCGAATCCACTGATTTTGCTGACAATAAAACAGGTTGGACTAGTCTTGAAGGCACACGCATAACATCATTATATGGTAAACATATGTTAAAAATGCCTAGAGCAATAGTTTTGAATTAGGAGGTTAATAATATGAATGATCAAGAAGCATTAGAGCATGTTTTATATTTGAAAGGAATTGAAATTACAGATACACAAAGAGAAGCCATTAGTAACGTAGTAAAGGCAATAAATATATATTGTACAAACGTTGTAGAGACAGTGGCATCTATATTTCAACAAACTATAATGCCAATAGTAGACGAATTAAAAGAGTTTATCAAAAGAGAAGAACCAAAGATTGCAATTAGATATGGGATAGTAAAGATAATAAGACCATATTCTATCATTAGAATAAATAGACCGATTGTAATTCATTGTAGAAATAATTGTTAATTTAAATTTGAAAGGAAATGATTAATATGAACAAACAAAAAATGATGTTAACTTTAAATAAATTAAAATTTAAGACTGTAAAATATTCACCTGAAATATTCATGTACGCCGGAGCAGTTGGAGTTATTGGAGCAGGAGTACTAGCTTGTAAATCAACATTGAAATTAAATTCAGTTATTGATAGTAAGAAAAGTACTATAAAACAAATCCATGATTTAAGAGATTCTGGAGATGATGATTATACAGAACAAGATGCTAAAAAAGACTTAGCTATAGTATATACATCAACAGCTTTGGATATTGCTAAATTATATGCTCCTGCTGTTATATTAGGGGGGATATCATTAGCAGCTATGATCCAATCACATAATATATTAAATAAGAGAAATGCCGCATTAGCCGCAGCTTTAACTACTGCTACTGAATCATTCAATAGATATAGAAAAAATGTAGTTGAAAGATATGGTGAAGATATAGATAGAGAACTTAGATACGGGATTAAGAAAGAGAAAATAACTACTGTTGACGAGAATGGAAAGACTAAAAAAGAAACTGTAGATGTTGTAAAAAATGGTTTGGAAGATTACAGTGATTATGCAAGATTTTATGATGATGGTTGTAATGGATGGTCTAAAGACCCTGACTATAATAAAATGTTTCTTAAAGCACAACAACAATATGCTAACGATAAGTTAGTAGCCCAAGGATATTTATTCCTTAGTGATGTTTATAACATGTTGGGAATTCCGGAATCAAAAGCTAGTAGAGTAGTTGGTTGGGTTTATAATCCAGAAAATCCTGATGGAGATAATTATGTGGACTTTGGTATATTCGATGTAACAAAAGAAAATTCTAGAGATTTTGTTAATGGGTATGAACCAGTAATACTATTAGACTTTAATGTCGATGGAAATATTTGGGATAAAATGTGAGAGGTAATTGGATATGGGTCAGGTAATCCTTATCGGGATATGTTTGATTATGCTTACCTGTTATTTCAAAATATAAAGGAACCTAAGATGTCTATAGAGAATGAACCTTATGAATAATGGGGGTACTAATATTGATAAAACGAATTATATCTGGAATATCATTTATATGTGTGTTCTTATATCCTACAGGTATTGGAATGGCTGACGAGTCTTATACATTGCCTGTAGTTTCTCAAGACATTGAGATAGTAGAACAAATAGCAAATGTTAAACCAGAAGTTCATGAAGAAACTACATCTTACGATAATTGTCTAACCGATGAAGATTTAAATCTAATATCTAGAGTAGTTATGGCTGAAGCTGAAGATGAACCATTCGAAGGAAAAATATATGTAGTTGATACTATATTTAATAGAGTAGATTCTAAACATTTTCCGAATAATGTTCATGATGTCATATATCAAAAAAGTCAATTTTCATCGATGTGGAATGGACGATATGATAGATGTAAAAGTAATAAAGAACTAAATAAAATGATAATAGAAGAATTTAAAAATAGAAGTAACAACGATATTGTATTCTTTACAGCGGACCATTATGGACAATATGGAAGACCGTCATTTAGAATTGCAAATCATTATTTTTCAACATATAAATAGGAGGAATTAAATATGAAAAGTATAGTAATGTTTATTAGTGGATTAGTTATAGGAGCTGGTGTATCTTGGGTATACCATAAGAATAAATATGAGGAAATGGTACAAGATGAAGTTGAGGAATTAAGATCTCATATGAAAAATCAGCAAGGAACTACTTGTAAAGAGTCAGATAAAAATATACAAAATCCAGATGCTAAAATTCAAGAAGAATCTACCGAAGAACAATATGATGAATCAATGGAGAAAGCAAAAAAAATAATAAATTATAGTAAGTATTCAACTGTAGATGTTAACGAAGATGCAGAGTTGAGTTCTTCTCCTGAATACAGACCCCCATTTGTAGTTACCCCTGAAGATTTTGCTTCTCTACCAGGGTTTGACACTGATACTTTTTACTACCATCAAGATGATGTCATATCTAATGATAACCAAGAAATAGTTGACGATGTAGAATTAACATTAGGCATGTCAATATTAGAAATAAAAGAACAGTTTGGGGTATATGAAGAAGATGCGGTTTATATAAGAAATGAAAGATTAAAAACTGATTATGAAATATTAAGAGATGAAAGTGATTACGTTAAAAGGAATGGTGATTAATGAATAGAATAGAACAAGATTATTTTGAGTGGCTATGCAATAAGATAATAGATGATGAGTCAAATATAAAATATTCAATATTGATGAGTCATCTATATGATTCGGAATTTGTGCCTATGATGGAAATGGATGAGAATAGAGCTGAAGATGGAAAAGGACTTAGGCGAAGATTTGCTATCGATATGAATATATCAAATGATATTATGCTACAAACATTTCGAGATCATACTTATTGTAGTATGTTGGAAATGATGATTGCTTTGTCAATAAGATGTGAAGAGACTATAATGACTGACGATGAGTGCGGAGATAGAACCGGATTATGGTTTTGGAATATGATCGTTTCATTAGGATTAGGCACAATGAGCGATTCCAGATTTGATGAGAAATACGTTAATATAGTATTAGATAGATTTACGAATAGACTATACAATAGAAATGGGGAAGGTGGTCTATTTACTATCGATGGTATAAAAAAGGATATGAGAAATGTAGAAATATGGTACCAAATGTGTTGGTATCTAGACTCATTATAAATTGTATAATTAAATAAAATATGGAGCAGGGGGAGTTAAAATGATAAATATAACACCCGATGAATCAGAATAAAGGAGGTATAATATGCTTGACTTTTTAGTTGTGTCTTCTAGGAGTACTAAACGTGGCTGCATAGAGATATACCCTAAATTTATAATAAAGAAAAGTTCTGATTTAATGATAAGAGGTGGCGATTTTTACGCAATTTGGAACGAAAATAAAGGTCTTTGGTGTACTGATGAAAACGATGCTTTGATGTTGATAGACAAAGAGTTAAATGAGTATTACGAAAAAAATAAAAGTACCTTTAATTCTGATATTAAAGTTTTACACATGTGGGATGCAGAAACAGGAATGATCGATAACTGGCATAAGTATTGTCAAAAACAAATGCGAGATAATTATATATCGCTAGATGAAAAAATAATTTTCTCGAATAGTGAATCTGATAAAAAAGAATATGCTAGTAAAAGATTAGATTATCCATTAGTGAAAGGACCATATTCAGGTTTTGATAAACTTATAGGAACTCTATATACTCCAGAAGAAAGACATAAAATAGAATGGGCCATAGGCTCAATTATAACCGGAGACTCAAAGCATATACAAAAATTTATGGTGTTATATGGTTCGGCAGGAGCAGGTAAGAGTACTATATTAAACATTATACAAGAATTGTTTCACGGTTATTATTCAGTGTTTGATGCTAAAGCATTAGGGTCTTCTAGCAATTCGTTTGCTCTCGAAGCATTTAAGAGTAACCCATTAATAGCTATACAACATGATGGTGATTTATCAAGAATCGAAGATAACACTAGACTTAATAGTTTGGTATCTCATGAATTGATGACCGTTAATGAAAAGTTTAAATCGACTTACGCTTCAAAATTTAAGGCATTTCTATTTATGGGTACTAATAAGCCAGTTAAAATTACTGATGCTAAGTCAGGGTTGATAAGAAGACTTATTGATGTGTCTCCATCAGGTAAGAAATTAGATTGGGCTGAATATAACAATATAATGACAAATGTAAAATTTGAACTAAGTGGTATAGCATATCACTGTAAAGAAGTATTTGAAGCCAACCCTAATTATTATGATAAATATATTCCAATAAATATGTTAGGGGCTTCAAATGATTTCTATAATTTTATATTAGATGCTTATTATGTGTTTTCAAAAGATAATTCTACTACATTAAAAGCTAGTTGGGAGATGTATAAAAATTATTGTGCTGATTCTAATATACAATATCCTTTATCTCAGAGAGCATTTAAAGAAGAACTTAGAAACTATTTTAATGAATTTAGAGAAAGGGACGCTATAGACGGAACAAGAGTTAGAAACGTATATGTTGGCTTTAAAAAAGATATATTTTTAGAAAACAAACATGATGATATACCAGATAAAATAATCACAGAATACCAAATAGATTTTAAGGATAATATAAAGTCTATATTAGACTCTGATTTATCTGAGTGTAAAGCCCAATTAGCTACTGAAGATGAGAAACCGTCATATAAATGGGATAATGTTAGAACCAAATTAAGTCAGATAAACACTAAAAAATTGCATTATGTGAAAGTGCCATTAAATCATATTGTAATAGATTTTGATATACCAGATAAAAATGGTAACAAATCATTTGAATTGAATTTAGAAGCGGCTAGTAAATGGCCAAAGACTTATTCAGAACTAAGTAAGAGTGGAGCAGGAATACATCTTCATTATATTTATACTGGAGATGTTAACAAATTAAGTAGGGTGTACGATGAACATGTTGAAGTTAAGGTTTATAATGGTAATTCATCACTTAGAAGAAAGTTGACAAAATGTAATAATCTTCCTATAAGTGAAATAAGTTCTGGACTACCATTAAAGAAAGGGGATAATATGATAGATAATAATATTATAAAAAACGAAAAAATGCTACGAATAATGATCAAGAAAAATTTAAACAAGGAAATACATCAAGGCACAAAACCTAGTGTAGATTTTATATATAAAATTTTGGAGGATGCTAATAAAGCTGGCTTTGGATACGATGTTACAGATATGAGAAATTCGATATTGGCATTTGCCGCTAACAGTACTCATCAAGCAGATTATTGTATTAAGTTAGTAAATAAAATGAGTTTCAAATCAGCAGAGGTCAGTGACTCAGTGCCTAGCAAGAAGGATGAAATTATATTCTTTGATGTTGAAGTATTCCCAAATCTGTTCTTAATAAATTGGAAGATTAGAGGGGAAGGAAAACCTGTAGTTAGAATGATAAACCCTAAATCTGCAGAAATAGAGGAATTATTAAAATTCAATCTTGTTGGTTTTAATTGTCGTAGATATGATAATCATATGTTATATGGATGTTTGATGGGGTATAACAATGAACAATTGTACAAGCTATCACAAAGAATTATATCTGGTGATAAACATGCATTCTTTGGAGAGGCTTATAACTTATCATATACTGATGTGTATGACTTTGCATCTGCTCCTAATAAACAATCATTAAAGAAATATGAAATACAATTAGGATTAAAGCATCATGAGTTAGGTTTACCATGGGATCAACCAGTACCAAAAGAGAAATGGTTAATGGTAGCAGAGTATTGTGACGATGACGTATTAGCAACTGAGGCTACTTTTGATTATCTAGAAAATGACTGGACCGCTAGAAAAATATTAGCTAAGATGGCAGGAATGTCTGTAAATGATACTACAAACACTTTATCTACTAGAATAGTATTTGGTAAAAATAAAAAACCTCAAGATGAATTTAATTATCGAGATATGTCAAAAGCCGTATATTTTCCGCATGAATGTATGACTAAATTTAATGGTGATGCAAATTGGATTCCTGATGAGATTGACTTTTGGAACGATGTTAAAAATATACCTTTCGATAGTATTAATAAACATATGTACGATTTCATAAAAGAAAATAATATTTTACCGCTTAAGTTTACAGCTTGGAACGGTGAAAAATCAGTATTACCTTTCTTTCCCGGATATAAGTTCGAATTTGGTAAGTCCACTTACAGAGGAGAAGAAGTAGGGGAAGGAGGATACGTAAAAGCTAAGCAGGGAATACATGTTAACGTTGCGTTACTTGATGTTGCATCAATGCATCCGCATTCAATGATATCAGAGTGCCTATTCGGTCCTAAATTTACTAAACGATTTATGGACCTTGTAAATTCTAGAATAGCTATAAAGCATAACGATACTGATACAATCAAAACTTTACTAGATGGTTTATTATTTGAGGTTCTAAAAGAAGGAACTTACTCAACTAAAGCCTTAGGAAATGCATTAAAGACACCTATAAATTCAGGATACGGTTTGACATCAGCACAGTTTGAAAACCCATTTAGAGATGTTAGAAATAAAGATAATATTGTTGCTAAACGTGGAGCATTATTTATGATAGACTTAATGAAAGAAGTGGAGTCGCTTGGTTTTACAGTTGCACATATTAAAACTGATTCTATAAAGATACCTAATGCTACTCCTGAAATAATTGACTATGTAATGAAATTTGGTAAAAAATATGGTTATACTTTTGAACACGAAGCTACTTATGAAAAGATGTGTTTAGTTAACGATGCTGTATATATAGCTAAATACGCTACACCAGAAAAATGTAAGGAATTATATGGTTATGTACCAGGGGATTGTAATGATCATGGAGGAGATTGGACTGCTACAGGAACTCAATTTCAAGTTCCATACGTATTTAAGAAACTATTTAGTAAAGAACCAATAGAATTTAAAGACCTATGCGAAACTAAATCGGTAAGTTCATGTATGTATTTAAATATGAATACTGACATTCCTAACGAACAAGTCACTGCAGAAGATATGCAATTTATAGGTAAGGTTGGTTCATTCTGTCCTATGAAAAAAGGATATGGTGGAAATTTATTAAGGGAAGCAGTAGACAAAAAATCTGGGGATAAGAAATATGGGTTTGTTAATGGTACCAAAGGTTACTATTGGTTAGAATCAGATATGGTTAAAGAACTTAATAGAGAAGAATATATAGACAGAACAGTATACAATGAATTAGTTAACGATGCTATAAAGACTATTGAAAAATATGGCGACTTTGAGCAGTTTGTAAATTAGGAGGATTGATTATATGAAATCAGATGAAGATTATCTAAAATCACAGTTATATTCATTAAAGTTGGAATTAGATGAGGTTAGAATCCAACGTAGGATCACTACTATGGAAATTAATACAAAAGAGAGTGTTTTAACTAAACAAATAGAATCGATAGAAGCCCAATTAGGGGATAGAAGAAAATAAAAAATAAATAAAAGGTGGAGATAATAATGAAAAATCAAAATATTATAATAGAAAATGCGAGAATTATATTTAGGAACTTTTCAGGAGTTGGAGACAAATTCAATAAAGAAGGAAATAGAAACTTTTCTGTAGTCATAGATGATCCAGACTTTGCTGTGCAATTAATTGAGGATGGATGGAATATTAAAGCTTTAAAGCCTAGAGACGAAGATGAGGGGGTTGTTCATTATTTACCAGTAACAGTTAATATGAATAGTGGTAATCCACCTAGGGTTAACATGGTCACTAAAAGAAATATAGTCGAATTAGATGATGAAAGTATAGATACATTAGATTATGTGGAAATAGCAAATATCGATTTAACTATTAGACCTTATGATTGGGAAGTAAACGGCAAAAGCGGTAGAAAAGCGTATTTAAAAAATATATATGTAACTATAGTTGAAGATGATCTAGCTAGAAAATATAATGATGGTTATGATGATGAGCCTGTAGAAGCTTTTAGTTATAGGAGATGATAATGTTGGTAGATAAAGAAAAAATAGAATCTATTACAATTACAACTTCATTAAGTCCTCCAGTACAAGAAAAGAAAGATGCCTTAAATAAAATATTTGAATACTATGGTGATCCATCTAAATATTTTGAACAGATAACTGACGATTATTATTTTAAGAAGGATTTAAAGTGAAACTATTATATGACTACCAATTAGATGCAGTATCTAAAATGTCAAATGGTTGTATATTATGTGGAGGGGTTGGTTCTGGTAAATCTAGAACCTCTCTTGCATATTTTTGTAAAGAAAATGGGGCTGATCTATATTCTGATAAACCAATAAAAATGAAATCGCCTTGTGACTTATATATAATAACAACAGCTAGAAAAAGAGATACTCTTGAATGGGATGGAGAACTACCTATTTGGAGAATGGCTAGTAAACCTGAATATAGTTTATATAAGAAACAAAAAATAGTTATCGATAGTTGGAACAACATAAAAAAATATGAGAATGTTAAAAACGCATTCTTTATATTCGACGAACAAAGAGTTATAGGAAGTGGGTCCTGGGTTAAAGCATTTCTAAAAATAGCAAAGATTAACAAATGGATATTACTATCGGCAACACCTGGAGATTCTTGGTCTGATTATATTCCTGCGTTTATTGCTAACGGATTCTATAAAAATAGAACACAATTTAATGATGAACATATAGTATATAAACGTTTTAGTAAGTTTCCTCAAATAGACAGGTATATAAATACAAATAGACTTATTAGATTAAGAAATAAAATATTAGTAGACATGGACTTTAAACGTAAAACTATATCCCATCATATAGATGTGTGGTGTGATTATCCTAGAGTTAAATATACAGATGTTAGAAAAAATAGATGGAATCCATATAAAGATGAACCTATAATAAATGCAGCAGAACTATGCTATACAGAAAGAAAAGTTGTTAATAGTGATTTAAGCAGATTAAATAATATTATAGACATTTATCATAAACATAAAAGGATTATTATATTTTATAATTTTGATTATGAATTAGACATCTTATATTCGCTTAGTCAATTAGAGCATTTTAGACATGACGGAACCCCTACTTTTGAACTTGCAGAATGGAATGGTCATAAACATCAGCCGATCCCAGAAACTCCAGAATGGATATATTTAGTACAATATAATGCTGGAGCTGAAGGATGGAATTGTATTAAAACGGACGCTATAATATTCTACTCTCAAAACTATTCTTATAAGATACTAGAACAGGCTAGAGGCCGAATAGATAGACTGAATACGCCATTTAAGGATTTATATTACTATCACCTAAAGAGTAAATCGAAAATTGATATGGCAATATCAAGAGCATTATACGAAAAGAAGAATTTTAACGAAGGTAAATATGCTTCAAAATTTAAATAGAAAGAAGGATTAATAATGATATTCGATAGCATGACATTGTCCGACAAACAAATAGAAAATCATATGGGATGGTTTAATATTGATAATGAATTACCTGAAGATAAACAGAAATGCGAATTAATAATAGAATTTACATTTGTGTCTATACTTGGTGATGACTTAGAAAAAATAAATAACAAGTGGTATGTGAATGGAGTATTTGCTAAGGACATTAGTATGTGGATTATACATAATACTGATTTACCGGCGGGTTTTTTAAAATCTAAAGTAACCCATTGGCGTCCTATATAAGCAATTACGCTAAAATTACAACTCCTATTATGAGAAATAAATATTAGGAGTGATTATTATGTTTAATAAAAACATTGAAATAACAGTAATAACTAGATTTAAGAATGAGGATCATTTTAAGATTGCTAAGTTGGCAGAGACATATAAAGAATCGGAAGAACCGGTTATGATAAATGGAATTGACAATGAAGTAGTTGAAGTGAAATTTGTTACAAGAAAAGGTTGTTTAAAGAAATTCAAAGAACATTTAAACTTATTAACATTTGTTGGTATTAAAGCCGAAATGAAGTAGAGAGTCTTACAAGGACTCTTTCCTTTTACTTTTTAGAAAGGATGATGAATTATGACAGTAACTGTAAAAAATAATGATACCTACGAAATCATGACTTATGAGGATATAACTCAAGTAGAAGAAGTTGATGAAATCGAGGTTAATTTATATGGATATGATGGGTCTTTGGTAGCTACAGTAAATCAAGAAAGAGATCTTATAACTATTTAAGGAGCTGGGTTGTTATGAATAAATTTATTGAAATTACCAATAATATTATTAAAGAAAAATTAGTCGACACCGATAAAATTGTATTATCTAAAATAGAATATGGGGTTGAATATCAAATATTATATATTAAAGTTGTGTATTATGAAACTAATATTATACACAAAAGAGAATTCAAATATTCTTTTAGCAGTGATGGTAAATCAGGCTTTTCAGATGTAAATACAGAAATTTTAAGAACGGAGTTTAGTTCGTATATTAATGACATATTTAAAAATGATGTAGTAACTGATTGGGCTGATCCAAATGTTAAAAAGCCATATCAAGGACAGAGATGTATAGTTAAGATAGAAACCTATAAATTTAGCGGAACCACAAGTGGCGAATATGAGGCAGTGTATAAAGACGGGTTGTGGATAGTGTTATCTAACATTCCTTCATACTCATCTTCCACTCCAAGTATTAAAATTGTAGGTTGGAAGGCAAAGGAGGGGAAAATATAAATGCAGACGGATACTAAATTTGTATGTTTCGATAAATATTGTCCATTATGTAAAAACTCTAAAACTGCAGAGACTGAAGATCCTTGTAATGAGTGTCTTACTACTCCAGCAAATATAGATTCACATAAACCGATAAATTTCGAAGAGAAGGTGAGATGATGCCATGGTGGTTAATAAAAAATAAAATTAAGGAATTACTACAGATTGATGATCGATTATATAGATGCGAATATTGTGGTGTTTATACTTATATTCCAGTGGTTAAGAAAGCAATAACTCGTAAGAAGAAAATCATTGAATGGAATTTTTGCTGTGAGGGGTGTAAAGACCTATATATTGACAATTTATTATCCGAACAGACTAGAAAAACAAAATAATATGAGAGGGTGTTGAGAATGAAAAAGAGAATTATAATATTAAAAAACGGTACTAGAGCTGAGGCTTGTAATATATTTGACGCTTGTAAAAATGAGATTTCAGATTTCACTAAAGAAAGAGTTAGTGTATTTGGTAATATAAGAAATCCTAATGAAGGATGGAGTGTTATAAAAACTATATTTTAGAAAACCAAAATTACAAGCACTCTTATGAGAAATATTATAGGAGTGATAAATATGGAAGAAAAAGAAATAAATCAAGATAATAAGAGAAGCTTATGGACTATAGGTTCGTTAGGGGTTGCTATATATCTATTAGGATATGTTGCGGGCATTAAACAAACTGAGAAGGTCGTTAGTGAATCTTATAACAGAGGTGTTATTGATACTTTTCAACATATAATATTCAAATAATAATTACTAGTGCGGGTCTTACAATGACTCGTACTTTTTATATAGGGGTATACCACATGAACGCAAAACTTAAGGACTTAATAATAAAGAGAGCTAGACAAGAAAATAAAGGTTTAGACATTGATGGTGACATAATCATAATATTTGACAAAGAGTATTATGTTAATATTATAAATGATGAAGTTTGGGAGGCTAAATAATGAAGGGGTTAAGATTATTAATAATGAGATTATTCAAGGTTCATTCACCAAGTGCTATGAGCTTTACGTATGATTATTATAATGATGAGGAGAGATATGTATGATAATTAAAACTATATTACCAAATTTAGGAGATGTATCACAATACCTTGGTAAACCAGTTAAAGACCGTGACGGAAATAGGATAGGTGGAATAGTTGATGTTGTAGCTGACGGAGATCATATAGAAGTATCTATGGAAATACCAGGAATATATTCAGAAAAAGATTTAATAAATGTATTTAAGAGGAGTGTATAAATATGAATAGAATTAAATTTGAATTAGGAAAATATTATCAGCATACAACCGGAAGTAAATTATATATCTGTGGTATTGGAGAAACACATTTTTATGGAAGTTCTCTTATAGCTGAAAATGAATATGGTGAATTAGCGCCTGTTGGAAAGAATGAAGAAAACGCAGTAAATTATCATGAAATAACCAAAAACGAATTTATAATGGATTCTGACAATACCAAAGGGAAACCAATAACTTCTGCTGAAGTTGATAAATTTGCTAATTGTTATAATTGTGCTTTTAAAAATGATACGCGCCCATATTGTGACAAGCATCGCGTTAGAATTTTTCCTAATTTAAATACGCCAAATTATGATATAAATAAAAGTTATTACCCTTGTGTTGAATGCAGCGGAAGGAACTTTAAGGAGCGTGTAAAAATATGAGTAAAGAATATAATAAATATTTAGAGGAACATAAGGCTAATGTAGCTAAAGGTTATTATTGGTTGGTTGAAAATTTACCAGAGGTTGTTGGTAGTGGTTCTTTGGAAAGACAAATATGTGTAGCTCATGATAAATCTAAATCAGATGAAGATGAATATTATGCATATGATAATTATTTTTATGGAAATGATCAATCGTATTATGCTAAACAAGATTTTAATAAGGCTTGGTTGAGACACATTCATAAAAACCCACATCATTGGCAATATTGGGTATTGATAAATGATGATTCAAATGAAGGTGAACTTATATTAGATATGGATTTTAATTATATAATTGAGATGATTTGCGATTTATGGTCTTTTGGCTGGAAAGATGGAAAACCATTTGAGATATTCGATTGGTATAATCAACATAAACCTTTTATGAAATTTAGTGATAAAACTAAAATGACAGTAGAAGATATATTAAAGAAAATGTTTGATAAATTAACAGCTAATGGAGGTATATAATATGAGTAAAAATGTGGATGCTATATTGGCACGATTTACTGAGAGATTAGAAATTCAGATATTTGTAGAGATACTTAAAAACGAGGGAATGGAATGTAGTTGGAACTTCCATGCTAATACTATCACTACTCCTAATTTATTTATAAAATGTTTAATCATACCAGTTGGAGCTAAACAAATTAAATATGTTAGAGGAATGCGTTATAAAGGTTGTTTTGGTTTAGATCCTGAAGCGGAAGATTATGTCGCTAGAGGAGATAATCAATGCAAGGATTATGATTGTTTGTTAAAATATATTAAAGATAGTAATAAAGAAATGGATGTGTTATGTAATGTATAAAGCTAATAAAATTTATAGAAGAAACCTTATAGACTTATTAAACTCCGAATATACCACTGAAGGACAATTAGTAAGGCCACATTATAAAGATGGAACTCCTGCGCATACAAGATTTATTAATAATGTGTGTGACACTTATGATATATCTAAATATGAACACCCTATAACTAATTATAGACCTTTAGCTTGGCAAAGTGCCATAAAAGAGATATTCTGGATTTACCAAGATCAGAGTAATGATCTAAATTTATTAAATAGTAAATATGGAATTAAATGGTGGGACGAATGGGAAGTAAATAATAGTGCTATTGGAGTTAGAGATGGAGCTATTCACGGTAGAAATATAGGAACTAGATACGGAGCTACTATTAAAAAATATGACTTGATGAATAAATTATTAAATGGGCTTAAGACCCAACCGTATTCTAGAAGACATATAATAAATATGTATCAGGAAGCAGACTTTGTTGAATCTGAGGGATTAAATCCTTGCGTATATGAAACTGTTTGGAATGTTCGTGGTAAATATCTTGATGTGTTTGTGAATCAAAGATCATCAGACTATGTAGTATCTGAAGGTATAAATAGATTACAATATTTTGCTCTTCATTTGATGGTGGCTAAAGCAGTTGGGTTGGAACCTGGATTATTCACTTATAATGTTTGTAATATGCATATGTATGATAGACATGAATGGCAGGCTCAAGAATTGTTAGATAGATATGCTGAAAATAAACAGCCTAGACTTATACTAGATACTGACAAAACGGATTTCTATAGCTTTACAATTGACGATTTTAAATTAGTGGACTTCGAATGCTACGGACCACAATTAAAATTTGAGTTAGCAATATAGGAGGAATGTATAATGGATCCAGATAAATATAAAAGTACATTAGATAAAGAATATCATTCGCTAATGGTATCACTTACCGCTAAAAATAAAAAAGGAAAAGAATCTAAAAATTGGGAACCTCAATATAAGAGTGTTTGGATGGGTAAGAAAAGATAATAAACTAGGGGGAGAGGAAATGAGTTATGTAGAACACAATGGTAGCGGATTAGTTGATCCTACGGTTGATAAAGTTATTAAAAAAGAATACGATCATAAGAAACGTATAAAAGAAGATTGTAAATATAATAAAATGTCTAAAGAAATAAAGGAAATTCTAAAAGAGAATGGATATATTTTAGAAGGTCCTATATCATTAATAAATTCTGATTCAGGTAGAAAAAGGAGGATATATTAAAGTGAAACTAATAAAAATAATGCATAGTGATGGTCAATCAGTTCCATATGATTTAGTGAAACAACATGAAGAACAAGTAATGAGTAATCATGGACAAACAGTAGATACTATAATGGATAGAGGAGGTTTAGATTGGATAGAATTATATTGTGTATTAAATGATATTCCATTCAATAGTAAAATACCTATAGACCAGGCAAGATTTGCAGTTCTTGACGACATATATAATTTTAATAAAAAAGAAATAGCAGCATCAATTAAGGCTGATAAACTAGGATTAAGACCTTGCAATGTTAATTATGAAGTAAAAGGTGAAAAGATAACTAGGAAAGCATATTTTCATCAATGGTGTTCTAGATCAGATATCTTAACTCCTTCGCCTATGGTTGGTGGACGACCAGGTGGAGTATTAATGTATGTTACCGCTTTAGTGGAATATGAAGATGGTAGTATAGCTGAATGTAGTCCTAAGAGTGTTATATTTACTGACACAAATTGTAAATAGAGAGGGGTATAAATATGAATAAAATGGCTGAGGCTTGTGTTAATTGTCCTAGAGTAAGATTATGTTTTATTAATGATTTCGAAAGTTGTCCAAGAATAGAAATGGCAGCAAAGGGTTTGGGTATTCCAATTAGACCTAAGAAGGTTGAATCATATATTGATAATGTTCCATTTGGGGTTTATATGGGTCTTAAACATATTATGGAGAAAGCTGGGAGGTAATATAAATGTGTAGAAAAAGATATGGGATATTAAATTTCTTATTCGATTTATTTATGATAAACATCACTGGCGGATTATGGTTGCTATGGGTGGTTTTAAGATATTTAAGAAATAGGAGTTGTTAGTGTGTAAATAATGATTGAGTCTTACAAAGGCTCTTTCGTTTTATTTTAAGGGGGTATGAGGATGGATAGGGCGGAAAAAAGAAGATTAGACAGAAATAATACTAAAAATCAGAAATGGTTTGAAAATTTACCATTAGATAAAAAGATATTTATCGGAAGTTTAATAGAAAAGGAAAGTTCGATGAACGACAATATACTTACTGAGATCATGGATAGATGCTTTAAAAGCGCTATTGATGATAATATATACATGAATTATAACGACTTAAATAAAATTGTTAAAGAAAGCAACGAGTATATACTTGATTATAAAATATATTTAGACAAAAAAGGATATGAGGAGGGTTTTGATATGATTGAAAATGCGGAATTGAGAGAAAAGGTAAAAAATAGAATTAAGAAATTTATAAGTGAAAAAAAAGATAAAGCTAAAGGAATAAGCATTATAAAAAAAGAATTTGATTTACCTAATGCTGAGATATCAGATTTATGGATAATATGTAGAGCAGAAATTAATAATGATCAAAGAGCGGTTAAAAGTTTGGAAAAAATAAATAATAAAAATATAAAGTCAAAAGAAATAATTGAGGAGGATATTATGATAGGTGATGATATGCCTGGAAAAATAGTAATTGAATATAAAGAACCAAATGTCATGACTATAAATGATTCCGAAATTGGTAACTCAGATAGCGGATTAACTGTAAAAACTATTCCTGAAAAAACACAAAACAAAAAGTCTAAATTGAAAGTTATTAGTGAATATAAAGAGATTAAAGGGGAATATGGAAAATATATAAAAGATTTAGATGGAGTTAAGATCGGTGATAAATGTTATAGTGATGTGTCGATAATCAATGCCGAGAATGATGCGTTAACAAATGTATATTTAGATAAAGTAAAAGAGATTAATAGACAAATAGCTTATCTTAATAACGATTTAAAAAAATGTAATGATCTTTATGAAGTAGGATGTAAAAAATTTGATGAATTAAGGGAAGTTTTCGAATTGTAACAATTTTAATAAAGGAGTTAATTAAAATGGGCAATTGAATCATATATTGGTAGAGTTAGAAACAACTAAATTTGAAAAAACTGGTAACTTAACACCCGCTGAAAAAAATATAATATACGATATAAGAAGAATGCTGGATGAAATAGCTGGACCTGAAGATATAGATATTGTTAGGCTGATCAAGGACAATATACCTAGGATACGCTAAAATTACAAATGCTATTATGAATATTAATGGTATGAGGAGATAATGTAATATGAAAAATGGTGGATATGGAATAGTTAAATTTCTTGTAGATTTATTTCTAATCAGTGTCACCGGAGGATTATGGTTGTTGTGGATATTACTTAGGTATTTGAGAAGAGCGTAAAATTAAAAAGATTGAGTCTTACAAAGGCTCTTTCTTTTTGTAAATCGCTAGTTATACATGGTATATTATGAGGAGTGTGATAATTATGAAAATAGAAATCATAAACAAATTAGAAGAACAAATAAGAGAAAATGGACCTTCAATCCTAACAGGACTTGGAGTAATTGGTTTGATATCAACTGTCGGATTAGCTATAAAGGCTACTCATGATTTTGATAAGGAGAAATATAAAACTAAGGAAGATAAATATAAGGCTATATTGAAACATTATTATCCAGTATTTATATTTGGGGCTGGTAGTGTAGCATGTATAATTGGAGCTAATACTTTGAACATGAAGCGTAACTTAGCGTTAGCTGGAGCGTTGAAATTATCAGAAGATAAGCTAAGTAAATATAAGACTAAATTGTTTGGTGATACAACTGAACAAAATAAAGAAAACGTTAAACAGAACGTAATTATATTTGGTGACGGAGAAATAGATTGTTACGATGCCTTGTCTGGACGATATTTTAAGAGTAATTTAGATGAGATAAGAGACGCTATTGATAATATAAATCATATGATATACGGTGGTGACAATGCCGAATTGAGTGAATTTTACGAATTCTTAGGATTAGAAACCGTAGAAATATGTGAAGATATGAAATGGTTCTTTGAAGATGGGCCTATAAGATTGTCGCTCAGTAGTAAACTTACTGAAAGATCAAAGCCGGTATTAGTTATAGACTTTGACATTAGACCAACAAATAACAAATTTTATTAGGATTGAGGAGACTTTGTCTCTTCTTTTTGCCCACTTTTATTTTTGCGAAATGTGTCCATGCCCACTTTTTTGTGAAAAAAATAAGATTTTGGAAAATTTTCATATGGATTTTTGGTCATTTTCTGCCCACTTTGCCCACTTTTTGCCCACTTTTTGCCCACTTTTGTAAAACCCGCAAACCCGCATGGTTGAGCCATTTGTAGGTATTTTTGCCCACTTTCCCACTTTTTTCTCTTATTTATTATGATAAAAAAAATAATATATATAAAGAGTTTAGCAAATAAAAGTGGGCATGTGGCCAACCCCTAAAATTCACAAGAAATACATGGACTATTATGAGAAAACTTATTTTGAAAGGGGAAATTAAAATGAATAAAGATATTAAGAGTAAAATTGAGGAATACGTTTTACAGGAATTAGAGAATTTGAAACAATTAAAATCTGATGAAGATGGATATAATGATCGTGCTAAAAATGGGGTTAGTCGTATCGATACATTAGTTAATCTATTACAAAAGGATGAGACAATCAAAAATGATTTACATTTAGAGACCCGAAAAATTGACTGTGCTGAAATTAAAAATAACAGTGAAGTCGAGTTAAAAAAGGAAGAGCTAAATATAAAAAGTAATGTTGATGTTGAACTCAAGTATGATAGATGGATTAAAGTTGGATGTGAAGTAGCTAAAGTTGCAGTACCAATTATATTCTATAACGCATGGATGAAGAAAGGATTTCAATTTGAAGAAACTGGAACGTATACTTCGAATACATTTAGAAATTTATTTGGAAGATTTAAACCAACAGAATAAAATTATAAAGATTGAGTCACACAAAGACTCTTTCTTTTACAAATACAAAGAGGTGATTATAATATGAAACTAATAGAATTAATAATGTTATATGCTGGGTATAAAGATATAAGTCAAGTTATCAAAACTATTTTATATTTTATACTAATGATGGTGTTTATAATTTTCATTTGTTTAATATGCGGATTAATGAACTTGATATTATAAAGATTGAGACATACAAGGTCTCTTTCTTTTATTTTGCCCCGCGAAAAATACATGCCCTTTTATGAGGAGAAAGTACATTTCCTTTAGCTTTTGGTGTACAAGCTATTTATATTTTTAAGAGAGGGTGTTAATGATGAAAGCAGAAAGTAAATTTCAAAGCGATTTAGTAAAGAAACTTAAAGTGTTATTTAAAGGCGCTGTAGTATTTAAAAATGATGCTAATCAAATTCAGGGATTTCCTGATATTTTAATTTTGTACAAAAAACATTGGGCTTGTTTAGAATGCAAGAAATTCGCAGAAGCTTCTAAAAGACCTAACCAAGAATATTATGTAAAACTATTAAATAAAATGTCATTTGCTAGTTTTATATATCCAGAAAATGAGGAGGTAGTTTTAGATGAACTTCAACGAGCATTCAAACTTAAAAGATAAGCATGCATATTTAGGAGCATCAAAATATAGTTGGTTGAACTATACCGAAGATAAACTTAAAGAAGCTTATAATAGAGCAATAGCCGCTCAAAAAGGTACTGAACTTCATGAGTTCGCTGCTACTTGTATAAAATTAAGACAAAAATTACCTAAGAGTGAAAAAACAATAAACAAATATGTTAACGATGCTATAGGGTTTAAAATGAAACCTGAGAAAGTTTTATATTATTCAGATAATTGTTTTGGTACTGCCGATGCTATAAGTTTTAGAAATGGATTACTAAGGATACATGATTTAAAGACCGGCATTATACCAGCTAAGATTGATCAGCTGTTAATATATGCTGCTCTATTTTGTTTAGAATATAAACTTAAGCCGTCTGAGATAGATATAGAACTTAGGATATACCAGAATGATGAAGTTGTTGGACATGCTCCAGAAGCTGATGAAATAGTGCCTATTATGGATAAAATAAAAACATTTGATAGAATCATAAATGAAATTAAGAAAGAGGATGATATTTGATGTTTAAATGGCCCATAACAATATTAAGATATATATTACTATTTATGATGAAAACCAAGCTAAAGCGATATAAAAGGGATTCAGAATGGTATCATAAACAAACCGGATATCAACCAAATTGGTATGATGAGAATGGAATTCCAAAACTTGAAAGAGAAATAATTATGTTAGAAACCACAATAGAAATAGAAAGGGGATAACTCCATATGAATGACAACGATTTTATAGAACATTATGGTATGCCAAAACGTTCAGGAAGATATCCCTGGGGTTCTGGGAAAGATCCATATCAGCATAGTGGAGACTTTATGAGTAGAGTAGAAGAACTTTCAAAAAGTGGTATGAGTGAAAAAGACATAGCGGAAACTATGGGTTTAACCACTACTCAACTTAGAGTTCAAAAATCATTAGCTAAAGCAGAACGTAGATCTTTGGATGTAGCTACTGCTAAAGGTTTAAGAGAAAAAGGATATTCGTTATCTGAAATAGCTAATCAAATGGGTTTTAATAATGACTCTTCAGTTAGAACATTGTTAGATGAAAATAGTGAAGAAAGAATGAACCAAGCATCTAAAACTGCTGATTTCTTAAAAAAGCAAATAGATGAAAAAGGTTTAATAGATGTTGGTACTGGAGTAGAAAGAGAATTAGGAATTTCAAAAGAGAAACTTAATCAAGCTCTTTATATTTTAGAATTACAAGGGTACCCAACTTATGGGGCTGGCATATCTCAAGCTACCAATAAAGGCCAACAAACTAATTTAAAAGTTATAGGTCCTCCTGGGACTGAACATAAAGATATCTATGATTACTCTAAAATAAATTCTATAGGTAATTATGTATCTAGAGATGGAGGAGAAACCTTTGATACTTTCCATTACCCAACTAGTTTAGATAGTAAACGTTTGGAAATAAATTATGGAGATAAAGGTGGAGTAGATAAAGATGGAGTAATCGAATTACGAAGAGGAGTTAAAGACTTATCATTAGGTAATTCAAATTATGCTCAAGTAAGAGTAATGGTTGACGGTAAGCATTATCTTAAAGGTATGGCAGTATATTCTGACGATTTACCAAAAGGAGTAGATGTTAGATTTAATACTAATAAACCGTCAGGGACTCCTATGGAAAAAGTTTTAAAACCAATAAAAGATGATCCGGATAATCCATTTGGTTCTCTAATAAAGGCCGGTGGACAATCGTACTACACCGATAAAAATGGTGAAAAGAAGTTATCATTAATAAACAAGAGAGCTGAAGAAGGTGACTGGACTGAATGGAAAGATAAATTACCAGCTCAATTCCTAGCTAAACAGAATCTCTCTTTAATTAAGAAACAACTATCTTTATCTGAGAATGAAAAGCAATCAGAATTTGATGAAATAAAATCTTTAAACAATCCTACGGTCAAGAAAGCCTTATTAAAAACCTTTTCTGATGATTGCGATTCGGCAGCTGTTCATCTACAAGCAGCAGCTTTACCTAGACAGAAGTATCATGTAATATTACCTATAAATTCATTAAAAGATAACGAGATATATGCTCCTAATTATGAAAATGGAGAACAACTTGCCTTAGTAAGGTTTCCTCATGGAGGCACTTTTGAAATACCAGTGCTTACTGTTAATAATAAAAACAAAGATGGTAAGAATACTATAGGCTCTAATGCTCAAGATGCCGTTGGTATAACTAGTAAAGTAGCTGAAAGATTAAGTGGAGCTGATTTTGATGGGGATACCGTATTAACTATACCGACAGGTAAGAATGTTAAGATAACTTCTACTAATCCATTAAAAGGCTTAGAAGGATTTGATAGTAAGTCATATAAATATGCAACATCAAAGAAAGATCTTGATGGAATTGAACATTATTATACTGCTGATGGCACAGAGTTTAGAAGAATGAAGAATACTCAAACCGAAATGGGTAAGATCTCTAATCTTATAACCGATATGACTTTAAAAGGTGCATCTGAAGATGAACTAGCAAAGGCTGTTAAACATTCTATGGTTGTTATAGATGCTGAAAAGCATATACTTAATTATAAACAATCAGAAGTTGATAACAATATAGCAGCATTAAAGAATAAATACCAAGGACATTATGATGATCAAGGGAAGTGGCATTCAGGTGGTGCTTCAACTTTATTATCTAGAGCTAAATCGGAGACTCAAGTTATCAAACGAAAAGGTTCTCCTATTATAGATCCAGCTACTGGAGAACAAACTTGGAAAGAAGATTATCAAGAATACACTGATGCTTCAGGTAAAACTAAAGTAAGAACACAAAAGTCTAGTAAAATGTTTGAGACTAAAGATGCTCGTACATTATCAAGCGGAACCCCACAAGAAGAAGCATATGCTGATTACGCTAATAAGATGAAGTCTTTAGCAAACCAAGCAAGAAAAGAAATGGTGTCAACTGGAAAGATACAGTATTCGGCGACTGCAAAAAATGATTATAAAAACGAAGTCAATTCTTTAAATGCTAAACTGAATGTCTCTCTTAAGAATGCCCCAAGAGAAAGACGAGCACAAGTAATAGCTAACACTGTAATAAAAGCCAAGAAACAAGAGTATCCAGACATGACTAAAGGAGAGTTAAAGAAGGTAAGTCAACAAGCATTGACTGCTGCTAGAAACCAAGTCGGAGCTAAAAGAGAGTTGGTAAAGATAACAGACAAGGAATGGGAAGCTATTCAAGCTGGTGCTATAAGCGAAGCTAAGTTGCAACAGATAATAAACAATGCTGACATAGATGTACTAAGACAGAAGGCTACACCTAGATCAACCACAGCCCTATCAACTGCTAAGGTTAACAAGATAAACGCTATGTCCAAGTCAGGTTATAGTACTGCTGAGATAGCTAAAGCTTTAGGTGTATCAACATCGACCGTTGTAAACTATATGAAAGGAGGATTAAGTTAATGGCTAAAGCACTATTGACCACCATAGATAATCCATATGATCCTCAAGATGAGTTCAACCAATGGTTCGTGTACGATGTCACTAAAGGTTACAACACTTGTGGATTGTTGGGAAGAATTGCAAAAACTTCTGAACAATTAAGTGATGAAGAAAACGAATCTGAAACTGAAAGAGCAATAGATGAGATAATCAAGTATGATTTCCAAAATATTTATAAAAAAGTTTATGCAAATTAAAAAAAATAATCATACCGGGGGGAGGGGTCCTGAAAATCACACCCCCTCTTTGATCGCGTGCCTCCCTAAAAATTCCCCGGGGGTAAAAACTTAGAGATGTCTTTTGAACGCGCCTAGTCAATAGCGTTTAACCCCTTTCAAACTTGCAATATTGTACACCCCTAGGCGCGTTCAAAAGACATCTCTA